TACTTCTCGTGCTGACAAACTTCTGTATCCCAGTACAGCAAGTCAATGCCTTCCGGTGTAACCGATTGGCAGATGCTCATAAGCTCACCAAGAAACTTACCGATCTCCTCGGTGCCGATAGAGCCTGACATGTCGATGGCAACCACGAGCCTACCGATAGTTTCCCCAATCAGCGTGGGCATGTAGATGTCACGATCAACCCACCGCCTGTTTGGTTTACGCCATGTAGACACATCTTTATCAGCGCAGTAAGACGACACGAACTCACGCAGTGCTTCACGCCAATCAACCTTAGCTTCGAGCAGATCTGTAATCTCACGCGGCAGATTGCCTTTCATCTTGCCTGCTAGTAGGGCACCTTGTCGCAACGCTTGGTCAATGTCTCGTGCAAGCTTTTCTCGTTCTTGTGTAGACATTTCTTTAGCATCATCCCACCCATGCTCATCGAGAGATTCTTCACCGTCCCCCGCCGACGACTCATCCGTATCATCACTTGGTGTCTTACCACGTCCCTTCTCCTTCTTGTCTTTGAGTAATCGAAACACAGTGCCTGCGTCCATGCCACGATACTGTTCATCGAGCAGTCCACCTTCAGGCAGCTTCACGTTTATACCGCTCTGATCTAAGTCATAGATCATTAAGTTGATGACGTAATCGCATGCCATGTTAGCTCTGCGATGGTCTTGCTTGTGAAGATCTTCCCACACAGTCAGATGCCGAAACGCCTTGTGCAAGTTCTCGTGCAAGATCAAACCCTTCAACTCAGGATCGGATAACTTGTCAACGAACTTGCGTCCATACTTCACATCACGCCCATTGGTATACGCAGTGGGGCACCCTGTATCGAGCACCTCCGTCTTGCCCATCATAAAGATGCCTGAGTACAGGCAATACTTGGGATCATTCATCATGGCAATGTGTGCCTTCTGAATGCGTTGCTCTGCTGTAAGTTTTATAGACATATTCACTCTCCGGTTAAGTCAGACTTAATCAAAACGCCCACTGATTTTTTACTGCCCATGCTTTGAACTTGTTGTTACGTGCAAGGATTGCTTGCTTAGCCGTTGACCGCATACCCGACTTAGCAAAGAGAGCCTGCATCTCCATCTCCATACGCTGAAGGTAATCAAGCCACGGATCAACAGTTTTCTCGTCGATACGTGTTAGCGCACTGAACACCACCAAGATCTTAGCCACAACGTCATGATCCCCAGGCAGCTTGGCTGTCGTAGGATTAGCGATGATCTGCTCCCATGTCGGCAGCTTGTCCACCACCGTAAAGAAAGCCTGCATGTCACGACTCGCAGACTCACCGATAGTGCCTGCCAATAGTGTCTGTGTCACCGCGTCACCTAGCACATGCCTACGCTTGGCAATGTCGGATGCCTTAGCAAGTGAGCGTGGAGTAACAAACGCTGTCGTCGGTCTAGTCGGCACGAAGATGTACGGATTCTCGCGCTGTGCAGGGTCGGTGTAGCTCTCCAGTGCATGCGGTGTCTGTTTGATCCATGCAATAACTTCTGGTGCGATGTCGTTGTTCAATGCCCAGGCACCCCACGAGTCAGGATCGACACCACCATCAGCAAGAAAGCCTGCGTTTGGCTTGCGTACCGATACGATACAAGCACGATTACGAGCATGCGCTTCGAGCAAGTCACCCACACCATCGGATGCAAAGTTAGTCGTACCGCACACAACAGAATCTTTGTGCAAGTAATCAGAACCAATCCGCTTCTCAAGCATGAGCGTAAGCAGCACGTTCTTAACAGACTTCATCGCCTTGCCGATCTCATCGAGCATCACAACCACAGGCTTGTTAGTGTGTAGCTTGAACCTTGCGTTCGGTGCAAACTTAGTAACACGCACACCGTTTTCTTCTACGGTATAAGGCAAAGCAAAGTCGGACAAGTCAAGCAACGTACAGTCGATATACGCAGTCTCATACTCAGGCAACATGGCACTGAGAGAGTTGAGCACACTAGACTTGCCGATCCCAGGCTCACCCTGACCGATGATAGTCACATCTCTGCCCACCGTAGCAACGGACAAGGCGAACTCACGCAACGACAACGAACTATTGAATTTAACTGCTGACATATTCACTCTCCTGTTTATATGGTTAAGTCGGACTTAACCGGTTCACTCACTACATTTAATACAACTACATTATACCACTATATTCTTCATAGGTCTAGTCCCTAACGCAACTCTACGCGTGGTCTGCACTACCTTCTGCTTGGCTAGCACTTTGTCGAACCACTTACTTACTACGTCAGACTTTGCGTAAAAGTTATTCATACACCACCCTTCTTCATCGACTACGTGGTCTGCGGCGTGGTATCGATTGCCGTGGATGATGATGGTGTACATGGCACCATCCCAGTTAGCTTCGTTCTGTAAAAACTCTACGGTTCTCTCGTACGCTACTGGGTTATCGGGTACATACGAAGATGTTAATAAGGTAAACAATCCATCAATCGCCATGTTATCTATAAACAAGTATGACGGTATATCTTTTCTAGTCCTGCGTAGGTATGGCTTGATGGTCTCGTGCCCAATAAACCCATCGCTCAGGCTCAGCATGGTTTTGCAATAGTTCAGGAACGGACGTACGCGTTCACGTTCTATCTTAGTTTTCTTACGATCAAGAACTTCTTGTGTGACATACGCATGCTCGCTCACACGATACTTGTCACCGTCTAATACAAACTCTAACTCACCGCTACGTAGTAACGGAATGAGTACATCTTCGTTTGCCCACTGAGATAAAAACTGTACCCACATCCTGCCATTTCCAAGTGTGGCATAGGCAAAGTGAAACCGCTCACAGATAAAGTCTCGTGTGGTCGAAGTCTCCCACCCATTGATGGTAAATATAACGTTGCCGTTCGGACGCACCAGGAATACGTTAGTGTCGTGGAAACGACCACCGTACAGGATCTCGCCATCGCGCACCACTCGCACGATCTGTTCCAAAGTTTTACGGCGTTCACCTATGGGACGCACATCCACCGCACGACCACGGATAGGCACCGTGTTGTCGTACTTGTCCTTCAAGTATCCGTAGTATGTCGATGGTGTTGCAATTTGCTTGTGTCTAAAAGTCATATCACTCTCCTGATAAAAGTATTTGTTTCAATGCACACATCTCTGCAAACGTACCGCGTGCCATCTCTATCCAATATTTGTCAGTCTCTTCAGTGTGTCTAGCTACACCAGCTTTAAACAGAGACAGCTTTAGCACTATGTATGGCGTGGGAAAATCCTCAACGGGACGCAAACCCTCTAGCAGATCACGTGCTCCAAACAGTATGGATAAGTCAGACTTAACCTTCATCTTCCTCCCCTATAAACTCGTTAATGATCTCTTGGTACACCTCCGTCCAGTACATATACCCAATGCGCCCTTTATCGTGCAGGTTCAAGTGGTATGTGCAATGGATAGGGGCAAAGTCTCCGTAGAGACTTATCATTTTTAGTGCGGTGTATCGTGGGTCAGGTTTCATACAAGCTCTTCTGGTATGTCGATGTTGTCTCCAAGTTTTGATGCTACGAAGCAGCGCATGGCTGCGATCAGAGGTGTTGGGCCATTACGCCAAAACTCTGAACCGTCATCTTCAAAGAGGTTTTCACGGAAATATGCAGACCAGCCGCCGGCTTCTTTGCTTACGGTGATGCCCTCCCGCTCAATGATTGGCCCACCTTGCGCCCAGTCGGTTGAGTAACTTAGTTCCCACAAGTCCATCACCCCGTACTCTTTTCTTGGGGGCCAGATACCAAGTTGCGGCTCGTGTGGCCTACGTCCTGCAATCTTGTGCAAGCCTGTGTATCCCTCGCATTGCGCCACTGCCCAATCAAGGGCAGCTCCTGTTAGTTCACTCGTTTTCATTCCTTTATCTCCTCGATTGATTCAACGTCCCACGAAGCGGCTTCGGAATCGCCATGCTCATAGTTGTTATCTAACTCTTTCCATGCTTTGGTCTCGGCATCCTCCTCGGATGTAGCTTCGACGGTTATGACCACGTACGATGTACGTCTTAACTCCACTTCAAATGTTTTCATACATTCTCCTTGGTTAAGTCTGACTTAACTTCTTCCCATCCGTACCGGATGAGGTTTGCACTGCTGTACACGTGGCTGTAGTTATCCTCCATGATCTTGTGAAGTGTCTTGGCTTGACGTTTAGTAAGTTTGCTGAAGTACAGCACGATCTCCTGCCCGTCCTGTGCCATGTGTATGTGTGCTGAATAGTTGTTCATTGCTTTAACTCCGTTTGTGCAAATTTTGAACATTCGTGAACATTCGCTGGTTTTTGCCACCCTCAAAAGTCACCTGCGGCTATCTGAAAACAAGTAAGCCCGTTGCGTCTCCACATATCAACCACCTGCTGCCTGTCGTCGAGCACAAAGAGCACACGCTCCTTGTCTATGTGCGTATCCAGAATCTCCTGCTTGACGATGTGGTCGGCACGAAAGTCTCCGTTTTTACGCATGAGTAGAATGAAGTCAGAAGGGGCTTCAGTGTTATCCATCAGCCACGCCTCGGTGTCGGAGCGACAGCGTTCTGGTCTACCTGTGCAAAAGATAGCGTTGACTTGTCGATACTCCTGGTGCATACGCCACCCACACATGTTAATCAGCACCTCATGCACCGCGTGATTAACGGTGTCGTCCTTCACTCCTGCGTAAAACGCATCCCAGTTTTTGGGTTTGCTCCGCACGTGATGCACTCGGTGCTCGCAATTAGCAAGCGTCCCATCTAAGTCACAGATGATTGTGTCTTTCCCACTCATCGCACTAACCCTCCCTTGTTGTTGATCCCTTTGAGGTCGTTCTTGTCCACGCACAAGAAATAGTTACTCTTGTGCATCGGCACTACTGTCCAGTGTTTCCGCGCTTCGATGCTGTTGATCTCACGGCAGTCCCAACAAAACCCATTAAGCGTATCCAGTGGGTCAACCAGATCGGCACCGCAGTCGCGGCAGTGCATGTATCGAATCATATAAATCTCCTGTTCACACAACAAACATATCGAATAACTTAGCCTGCTCGGTCTTACTGAGCGTTTCCCACGTGGGCTTGACGTACTGCACCTCATAGTTATAGCCACCGAATACACGGCTTGTGACTCTCCGCACCTCGATCTTTGGCACTGTGCGGACGTGAGGTTTGAGCGTCTTGAGTTGCTCGGATAATGTTTGTGGTTGTGTTTGCTTAGTTGTCATATCACTCTCCTGGTAAGTTGTTTCTACGTCATAGTGCATATGCACCGGATAGGATGTTCTGGGTTTGGTTAAGTCGGACTTAACCGGCAATGCACCGCACATCCTATCCACTGCATACGCAGTGATCCCTCTGCTCATTTATTGCAGTCCTGTTTGGGGTTCGGGATAGGGTGAATCATCAAACGTGGCATATCTCATACACATACGCGCAAACTAAACAAAACAAACGCGTACACGCACGAGCGTGTAATGAAACACCGCAGAGGTACTGCTAGGGTAGCGACATGGGAGGGAGAATCAACCAGACTAAATGCTGTGTACGCATAACGTACAAGCCGAAGCAAACCACAGATAGTCTCGATGCGTTCTATGCACCATGCACATCCTTACGCCTACTCTGCACCGTGTAGGCACTAGCGGTTAAGTCAGACTTAACCAAGCACCCACAATCGGCATTTCGTGCAAGTTGTTAAGGAACGATGGCAAATGCGTTGCCGACTGAGAACGTATTCCCAGTTAACCCCTATTATCTCATAGGTTTATCTTAATGTCAATAGGTTGCGTTTTATTTTGGGATGTCATATGCACTGTGCAATATGTTGCTGGTTAAGTCTGACTTAACCCTATTGTTCTGTATTGTTCCGGATTGTGTCGGGGAATGGAAAATTTGAATTTGCATTGAAATCATAGTGTTAGGTGATTTCGTGTCAGTTTGTTCATTTGTGTCACGAAAAACACCCCCCTGCCAGACCTCTTTTCCTATGAGATCGAGATTCCTAGTAGATGCTTATCATGTAAATCTAATAGAACTTCAAAGGAAGCTGTGTATATATTTTGTTTTAGTGAACAATATAGGGTAAAGTGCCACATTCACATTTAAAATCAATGACTTAGGATTGTGCTTTCAGACGACACAATACGGAACAATTGAATGCCAAAAACGAAAAAAGCCCATGCAAATCAGTAAGTTAGGATTGTGCTTTCAAGTGCTCAATTGTGTCACGCCGTGACACAATACACCCCGTTTCCTCTGCGGAACTGGTTTCCGGTTAAGTCTGACTTAACCGCTTGACAGGCGCGGAAAAAAGCGTTAAGCTGCATGCAGCTTAACGGTAACGACGGCCTCACTCACTCTCACTCACGCACACACCCACGCACAGAGAGAGAACTGGCATCACTAGAAAATTTTTTCTGGTGGGTAGTTGACAAGCTGGGAAAAAAGCGTTATGCTGCATGCAGCATAACGGTAACCGCGATAAAAAAGACAACAAAAAACCCGCCGAAGCGGGTTGGAATTTAGCGGGTTGATTTTTATATCATGCCAAAGGCCCAAAGCGATATAACTATCATAAGCATGGCGACCATATAACCGAAAATAAACGCATCCATTTTGTCCATTTTGAACCCCAAAAAAAGGCCCGCATTGCGGGCCTGTGGTTTAACTAGTTATTACCCTTGGCACTCATCGAGTGCATCAATCATAAAGGCCGCAATTGGTGCAAATTTATCAACGGCCTTAAGCTTATTGGCAAAATCGCGCAGTCTTTCGATTGCTTTTTCTTTCGAGTCTTTCGCCAATACTTTAAGACTGAAATCGCCGGACTTTTCAGTACGCGCACCTTTTTTCTTTCCGGCCTTTTTTGCAGTACGTGACGCGTTTTCGTCGTATGCTTGGCCCGTTTTCACGGCCTTGCGAAAATGCGCTAAGTAGACCTTGATTGAACCTTTGGCAACGGGTTTTCCGTCGGCCTTAAGATAGTTTCCGGCCTTGAAAGTAAACCGGCCTGCAAGGAAACCGTCGCACATTGGTGAACCCGCTGCAAGTGCAACTTCCAATTTATCTGCAGGCATGCCCTTAGTCATTGTGTGCAAGCTTGCTGCAGCCTTGTTGGCTTGGTCTTTTGCAGAGTCTGCAAGGGTAAAAGCTTTTCCCATGTCCATTGCAAGCTTGACCATTTCGGGTGTAGCAGTTTCAGGGGCTGCAGGGGCTGCGGGTTTTTTTGCTACTTGCTTAGTTGCCATTTGAATCTCCATTAAGTTGGCACCGGTCAAAATTGACCGTAGACAAATAGTCTCATAGGTTTATTAGATTGTCAAATAGAGTTATGAGATAAATACAACAAGGTTAAGTCAGACTTAACCGATACAGTTAGCATAACCATATTATACAACGATGTTATACGTGTAACATACTAGGTTGTGTATAGGTCTAGGATCTAGATATGATACAGATACGAATCGCATAAGGGTATGGGTTATAGAATTTGGAATCCCCCGACCCCACCGTACCCCCACCCCCCTAATGTGGCCGTGTCGGACGCGCCCGCCCTTGCGGTGTAATATGCACATTACAGCCCTATTTTCCTCAACTTCATCTAATAGGTCTATACCTCAACTCTATCTAATACATCTATACCCCCCTCCCCCTTGCGTTTTTCTATAGGTACTTATAAGATTGCGCCTTGAAACGCACCCCCCTTATGTTTTTGGAGTCCCGTTTCCTCCATGCCTATATTAATTACGCCCGAAACTAATATTCCGTTGCCATTCGACCTAACCCCAGAGGAGGCCGAAGGTTTTCGTGAGCGGGCTAAAGCGGCATGCGCGTCCATCCAGGCACTGATCGATGCCGGTGCAAAAGTTAAAGTAGACGACGAATCATCTACCCAAGCGCATACGATCATTGCGTCAGAAGATTTTGTGCCACAGACAACACCGCCAGGAACTATTCTTAAGTTAGAGGCGATGCTGACTGAGTACGATCATGAGTTCCTTGAAGCTAATAGACGTATTGCCAATCTAGTAACTAATAAGCTACTGGAAGAGGTTAGCAGCAACGACCCAAAAACAAAGATGCGAGCCTTAGAGTTATTAGGTAGGCGTAGAGGGGTTAACCTGTTTAGCGATCAAGTTGAGGTCACGATCAAGCAAAAACCGCTTGAGGAAATTGAGACTGAGTTAGCAAGACTACTGCAGAAGTATGTTGGTGAAGCTATTCCTGTAGAAGCCAAAGAAGTGCAAGAAGAGCCACCTGAGAAGAAACCACTTAATCTATTAGATATAGATCTGGATGCTGAGCTTGGGCTAAAGGGGGAAGAGGATGCAGAACGATCTGCTGACAGCCCTGCGGAGTAACCCAGCATTACTTAAACATATACCCGATGCAGTAAAGCCACGGGTGTTCATGCTATTAGAAGAACTTGAGCAGCGTAAAGAATCTGAGCAAGCGCAAGTCTCTTTCATGTCTTTTGTTAAGAAGGTGTGGCCTGGGTTTATTCACGGCTCACATCATGCGAAGATGGCTGCAGCCTTTGAACGGGTTGCTGAGGGTAAGGTGAAACGCCTTATTATTAATATGCCACCTCGACATACCAAGTCTGAGTTTGCTTCTTATCTTCTGCCAGCTTGGTTCTTAGGTAAGTTCCCTAATAAGAAAGTCATACAGACATCACACACTGCAGAATTAGCTGTTGGCTTTGGCCGGAAGGTGCGAAACCTTGTCGATCAAGACACGTATAAAGAGATATTTCCAACTGTTGGCTTACAAGCAGACTCTAAAGCTGCTGGCCGGTGGGCGACTAACAAGGGTGGAGAGTATTTTGCTATTGGTGTGGGAGGTGCTGTTACGGGTAAAGGCGCGGATATTCTGATTATTGATGACCCGCACTCGGAACAAGAGGCTGCACAAGCAGAAACGAACCCAGAGATCTACGATAAAACCTACGAGTGGTACACATCAGGCCCACGGCAGCGTCTGCAGCCAGGGGGAGCGATCATTATTGTGATGACGCGGTGGTCTAAGAAGGACTTAACCGGTCAAGTTTTGAAAAGTGCGGCTCAAAGAAGCGGAGAAGAGTGGGAAGTGATCGAATTTCCTGCCATTTTGCCTAGTGATAGACCGCTTTGGCCTGAGTTTTGGCCCAAAATTGAGCTTGAGAACCTGAAAAAAGAGCTTCCACATGCAAAATGGATGGCTCAGTATCAGCAAAATCCCACTTCTGAGACCTCTGCCATCGTTAAACGTGAATGGTGGAAGACTTGGGAGGATGATGAAGCGCCAAACTGCGAATTTACGGTAATGGCTTGGGATACGGCGTTTGAAAAGAACAATCGTGCTGACTATTCAGCGATGACTTACTGGGGTGTGTTCTATAAAGACGATGAAAACGGGATTGCACAGGCTAATATCATCTTACTCAATGCCATGCGGGACCGAATGGAGTTTCCAAAGCTCAAACAGGTGGCTTTAGAAGAATATAAAGAGTGCAAACCAGACTCCATCATCATTGAAAAGAAAGCTTCAGGGGCACCGCTGATTTATGAACTGCGGGCTATGGGTATACCTGTGCAAGAGTTCACGCCAAGTAAGGGGAATGACAAGATTGCGCGGTTAAATGCTGTGGCGGATATATTTGCAAGTGGTAGGGTGTGGGCACCGAACACACACTGGGCAGAGGAAGTGATCGAGGAGGTTGCAAGTTTTCCTGCTGGCGATCATGATGACTATGTTGACTCGGTGTCTTTGGCGCTTATGCGCTTTCGTAAAGGTGGGTTTGTCCGCACCCTGTTAGATGAGGACGACGACCCTGTGTATTTTAAAGGGCGGCGGCACCTCGCTTACTATTAGGAATAGATCATGGCTACAAGCAGTTTCTTTGATAAGTCGTTAAACCAAGCACCGATGGGGCTGTCCGATAGGGACGAGTTGGAAGAAGGCCCAGGCATTGAGATCGAGATTGAAGATCCTGAGTCAGTAGCTATTGGTCTGGGTGGCTTAGAGATTGTGATCGAGAAAGATGACATCGGTGATGAGGACTTTAATGCCAACCTTGCCGAGGATATGGACCCGAAAGAGCTGGCTACGCTAGCTAATGATCTGTGTGCTGACTTTGATGATGACATCTCATCCCGTAAAGATTGGATGCAGACATTTGTTGATGGCTTAGATTTATTAGGATTGAAAGTCGAGGATCGCACGGAGCCTTGGCCTGGAGCTTGCGGGGTATACCACCCACTGCTAACAGAAGCAGTTGTGAAGTTTCAGTCAGAGACCATCATGGAGACTTTCCCAGCGCAAGGACCGGTGCGCTCTAAGATTATTGGGGAAGAAACTAAAGAGAAGAAAGAGTCTGCCATGCGTGTGCAGGCGGATATGAACCACCAGCTTACTGATGTGATGGTCGAGTATCGGCCTGAGCACGAGAAGATGTTATGGGGGCTGGGGCTTGCGGGTAATGCGTTTAAGAAAGTCTATTACGACCTGCGGCTTGGTCGGCAAACATCAATGTTTGTCTCGGCAGATGATCTCGTTGTGCCTTATGGTGCTGCCAATATTGAGACGGCTGAGCGTGTTACGCATGTGATGCGTAAGACTAAAAACGAGTTGCAGCGTCTGATGGACGCAGGGTTCTATATTGATATTGAGCTTGAAGATCCCACCGATTCGCTTGATGAAGTAGAGAAAAAGATTGCTGAGAAGATGGGATTCAGGGCTACAACGGACTCCAGATACAAGATCTTAGAGATGCACGTTGACCTGGATCTGCCAGGGTTTCCTGATAAAGATGAAGATGGGAAAGAGACTGGGCTTGCTATTCCATATGTTGTGACGATTGAAAAGTCCAACGGCAAGATCCTCTCTATCCGAAGAAATTGGAAACCAAGTGATGATCTAAAACAAAAGCGTCAGCATTTTGTTCACTACGGCTATATCCCAGGCTTTGGCTTTTATTATTTTGGCTTGATCCACCTGATCGGTGGGTTTGCTAAGTCAGGTACGTCGATCCTGCGTCAGCTTGTTGATGCTGGTACGTTATCGAATCTTCCTGGTGGGTTTAAGACCAAGGGCATGCGTACGAAGGGTGATGACACACCGTTCTCCCCTGCTGAATGGCGCGATGTCGATATTGGCTCAGGCACACTAAAAGACAACATCATGCCGCTCCCGTACAAGGAGCCTTCGCAGGTGTTGGCTGCGCTCATGGACAAGATCATTGATGAAGGCAGACGGTTTGCGTCGGCTGCTGATCTCAAAGTCTCTGATATGTCCGCTCAGTCCCCAGTTGGGACTACGCTAGCAATTCTTGAACGCACACTGAAGGTGATGTCCGCTGTTCAGGCACGGATTCACTACTCGATGAAACAGGAGTTCAGGCTCCTGAAAGAAATTATTGCTGACTATACGCCGGAAGAGTATGACTACGAGCCGGTTGATGGCAGGCCCAGGGCTAAAAAATCTGATTACGACAATGTGGATGTAATCCCTGTCAGTGATCCGAACGCTGCAACAATGAGCCAGAAGGTTGTGCAGTATCAGGCAGTCCTTCAGTTAGCTCAAACCGCACCCCAGTTGTACGATTTACCCTATCTCCATAGGCAGATGCTTGAGGTTCTTGGTATCAAAAACGCTGAGAAACTTGTGCCAATGGAGGACGATATGAAGCCGGTCGATCCGGTTTCGGAAAACATGGACTTGTTCACCGGCAAGCCCGTCAAGGCGTTTATCTACCAAGATCACGCCGCTCACATCACAGTGCATATGTCTGCACTGCAAGACCCCATCACAGCTCAAGTTCTTGGTCAGAGTCCAAACGCTCAAGCCATGCAAGCTGCATTTATGGCCCACATTGCCGAACATTTTGCGTTCCAATACCGCAGAAACATTGAAGAGAAACTTGGGGTTCCCTACCCCGCACCCAACGAAGAAATGCCCGAAGAGTTGGAAGTCGAGGTCTCTCGCCTTGCCGCAGCAGGTGCTCAGAAATTGTTGCAAGCCAATCAAGCAATGGTGCAACAGGCACAAGCACAGCAGCAAGCACAAGATCCGATTGTGCAGATGCAGCAACAAGAGCTTCAGTTACAGGCTCAAGAGTTGCAGCGCAAAGCTCAAAAAGATCAGACCGACGCACAACTCAAGGCAGCTCAGATCGACACCGAGCGTATGCGTATTCAGTCACAGATGGACCTCGAAGGTGCTCGTCTTGGCGCACAGATCGCCAAAGATCAGATGGAGCAGGAGTTCCAGCAGGGCGTTGAAGCCGTACGTAATGAGATCGAAGGCACTCGGATAGGTGCAGACATCGCTAGGAATATTGCTGCAATGCAGCAACAACGTGAAAACACTACGAAGCAAGCGATGCAACCGAAAGGGAAACCTAAAGAATGAACTCTCAAGTTTTGGAGTATTTGATTAAGCGTTGCCATGAGGAAGAAAGCCGTTTGGCCGAAACCTTGGGACAGGGCTTAGCAAAGGACCACGCTGATTATCGCCATCAGTGCGGGATTATTAGAGGTTTGGCAATGGCGAGGCAAATGCTAATTGACATAGCAGAAAGGATGGAAAACGACGATGAGTGAACTCCTAGTAGGGTCTACAAGCGGCTCTGCGACGGTACTACCTGAAACCGCCGAAGAAAAAGCTCGACAACTTCCTGATCCGTCAGGTTATCGAATTTTGTGTGGCATTCCAGAGATCGACGCAAAGTTTGATAATGGTCTTATTAAAGCTGACGTAACCATGCACCACGAGGAATTACTCACAACGGTGCTGTTCGTTATCAAGATGGGACCAGATGCGTACAAAGACGAGAAGCGATTCCCGTCAGGGCCGTATTGCAAGACCGGTGATTTTGTGTTGGTTCGTCCACACGCAGGCACGCGGTTAAAAATTCATGGCCGTGAATTTCGCATCATTAATGATGATTCTGTCGAGGGGGTCGTAGAAGATCCTCGCGGTATTAGTCGTTCATAAGGGGTTAATCATGTCTGAAGCTACCGAAAAAGAAGTTGACGGTATTGAGATAGAGATAGAAGACGATACGCCCCCAGAGGATCGCGGGCGTGAGCCATTGCCAAAATCACTTGTGCAAGAGCTTGAAGATGATGAATTGGAAGAATATTCCGAGAAGGTAAAAGTTCGTCTCAAGCAGATGAAGAAGGTTTGGCACGACGAGCGCCGTGAGAAAGAACGGGCTATGCGTGAGCAGCAAGCTGCACTAGAGATGGCGCAGCAGTTGCGAAATGAGATTAAGCAGCTACGAACCAAAGTAACTGAAAATGAAGGGCATCTAGTAAATACAGCTAAAAATGCTGTGGAGTTAGAACTCAAAAATGCTGAAACAGCTTATAAAGAAGCCTATGAAGCAGGCGATTCTGACAAATTATTAGAGGCTAATAAGAAATTAACTGAAGTATCTTATAGACTTGAGCGGTTAAAAGGATACAAACCCCCTGTACAACCGCAAGAAAATGAAGTACCTTATTCTGAACCGCAGCCACAGGCTCCACGGTTAGACCCTAAAACTGATTCCTGGCGTAGACAAAATACGTGGTTTGGATCAGATGAAGAGATGACTGCTTCCGCTTTAGGCTTACACCAAAAGCTTATTAAGGAGAAAGGTCAGTCCTTCGAGGGAACCGATGAGTACTGGGAAATCGTTGATAAGACGATGCGTAAAAGATTCCCCGAACATGATTGGGGTGACGAACCTGCTAGGACAGCGACAAAACCTGCTCAAGCACGGACAGAAAAACCAGCTACTGTTGTAGCGCCGGTTTCGCGTAGTACGGCCCCCACAAAGGTCAGACTAAAAGATTCCCAACTTGCCCTCATCAAAAAGATGGGTATCACCCCTGAGCAGTATGTGCAGGAAATGATGAAACTGGAGCGTGCAAATGGCTGAAAATCGTTTAACTCGTGATGTTGAAAACCGTGAGCGTAGTGCTCGTCCGAAACAATGGAAGCGTGCTGATGTCCTTCCCGAAGTGGACCCAATGCCTGGGTACAAACCCCGCTGGGTGCGTGTGTCTTCGTTAGGGAAAGCTGATCCCAAGAATATCTCTGCCAAACTCAGAGAAGGATGGGAGCCGGTAAGGATTGAAGAGCAGCCAAACCTGAAGTTTATGCGTGACGAAAACAGCCGGTTTAAAGACAACATCGAGATCGACGGGTTGTTACTCTGCAAAATCCCCGAAGAATTTGTTGAACAGCGTAAAGCGTTTTTCAATAAAGTTACTAAGGACAACATGGATGCTGTAGATAGCAGCTTTATGAGAGAGAGCGACTCTCGTATGCCCCTCTTTGCTGAGAAGCGTACAAAAGTGTCGTTCGGTAAAGGAACTTAACTTTAACGAGGTCAAAAATGGCATATCCTGTTATTGACGCTCCCTACGGTTTTAAAGCTATTAATGAACTTAATGGCCTGCCGTATGCTGGAGCAACAAGACAGTTCCCAATTGCCCGAAGCTACGGTACTAACCTGTTTTACGGGGATCTAGTACAGCTAACGACAAACGGAACTCTTATTAAAACGTCTTACTCTGCGGCTTCCAGCCCCACTTCGCCAATTGCCGGTGCTATTGGTGTATTTGTTGGTTGTCAGTTTACTAACCCAACGACGAAGCAACTTCAGTTCTCGCAGTATTATCCTGCTAGCACTGCTGCGAACGACATCTTGGCATTTGTCATTGATGATCCGTCTGCTGTGTTTAAAGTCGTACTGACTAGTCAAACTTACAACAGCATCGCTAATACTAGTACTACGGTTGCTTACGCTAACCAATCTTTTGTTGGTACTAACGTGTACGCAATTACTGGTGCGTCTGGTAGCACAACCACTGGCAATTCTGCTATGTCTGTATCTGGTACTTACCCAGCTTCTAGTGGTACTGGCGCAGCTCGCGTAGCATCTTCGGATCTACCTTTCCGTGTTGTAGCTTTGGTCCCTGAAACTGCTTATACCGTAACCGGTACGGGTGGTACGTCGGGTTCTTCGACGACGTTGACGCTAGATGCTGCTATTACAGGGTTACAGGCTGGTATGGCAGTTGTTGCTCCCGCAGCTTCTGCCGGTGCTTATTTTCCTGGTAGCTTCAACTACGTCACTAATGTTAACGGTACGACTGTTACGCTCGCTTCTGCGATTACGCTTGCAAGTGGCTCTCAGGTTTCCTTCGTTGGATACCCTGAAGTTCTTGTTAAGTGGAACCAAGGCTGGCATAGCTATCAGTACGCTACTGCGCTTGCGTAAAGGGGAAACTAAATGGCTATTTCACGCGCACAACTATTGAAAGAGCTTCTCCCCGGCCTGAACGCATTGTTCGGCTTGGAGTACGCTCGCTATGGCGAAGAGCACAAGGAAATCTACGAGACCGAGACTTCCGAGCGTTCGTTTGAAGAGGAAACCAAACTGTCAGGCTTCTCTGCCGCTCCGGTGAAGAACGAAGGCAGTGCGATGGCCTATGACAACGCGCAAGAAGCTTGGACCGCTCGTTACGTCCATGAGACTATCGCTCTGGGATTCTCGCTGACCGAAGAGGCTATCGAGGACAACCTGTACGACAGTCTTGCTAATCGTTACACCAAGGCTCTCGCTCGCGGTATGGCATATACCAAGCAGACCAAGGCTGCTGCAGTTCTTAACAACGGCTTCAATACTGCCTATACCGGTGGTGATGGCGTCGCTTTGTTCTCGACAGCACATCCTCTGATCTCTGGTGGCACCAACAGCAACACACCCGCAGTTGCGGCTGACCTTTCTGAAACATCGTTGGAAGCAGCGGTTATTCAGATTGCAGCGTGGACTGACGAACGTGGTCTGTTGATTGCAGCCCGTCCCCGTAAGTTGATTATCCCGTCTGCATTGCAGTTCGTTGCAACCCGTATCCTGGAAACAGAATTGCGTGTTGACACGGCAGACAACACGATCAACGCGTTGAAGAATAATGGCTCGATCCCCGAAGGTTATGCCATTAACCACTTCTTGACCGATACGGACGCATGGTTCCTTACAACTGACGTACCCAACGGTATGAAGCACTTTGTCCGCGCCCCGATGACACAGGGAATGGACGGGGACTTCGACACCGGAAACGTTCGCTATAAAGCACGCGAACGCTACTCATTTGGGTGGTCTGATCCGCTTGGTATGTTTGGTTCTCCAGGCGCTTAATCCTTGTAAATCAAGGGTTTAGCAAAAAAGGGGCTTCGGCCCCTTTTCTTTTTGTAGGTTACGTATATAATTCCCTGTGTCGTATAACAGGAGAAGATATGGACACTACAAACTTGCCCAAAACACGCCAAGAAGCTAAGGCTACAGGCGCTAAGTATTACTTCACAGGTGAACCATGCAAGCATGGTCATATCGCCCCCCGCAAAACAAAAGGTACTTGTGTTGAATGTTTAAAAATTGAATGGGAAAAAGCTAACGTTACTCGCGCCGAGTACTTCAAAGCGTATAACCAATCTAGTGCAGGGCAAGAAGCTAAACGTAAGTACTATGAGGCCAATAAAGAAGCAGTGATTGCTAGAGCCAACGCCCGCCCCGTTGAAGATAGGCGCAAACATCGTGAAAAGTACAAAAAACAGAATCCTGACTTATATAAAGCTTTCAACAGTGTACGTAAGCGCAGACACAAAAACGCTACGCCTGACTGGGTAACCAAAGAACAAAAGGAGTCTATACGCCAACTTTATTTAGAAGCGATGCGGTTGACCCGTATTACCGGAGAACGCTATGTTGTTGACCACATTGTCCCTTTAGTCAATCCAACAGTTTGTGGGTTACACGTACCTTGGAATCTGCGCGTTATTACGCAAGAAGAAAACCTTCTCAAATCCAATAAGCTTATTGACACGCATCCCACAACCTGTTAAAACATAACTATTCCGGGGTTAGCCCGGTGTATTAGACAGTCCCGGCTGACGACATGCAGACTAATACACCGACATCGCATGTGAGGATCTAATGGCACGTACAACTTTCTCCGGGCCAGTAAAGTCGGATAACGGCTTTGAGGGTAGCTTCATTGGCACCCTTGCTATTACTGAATCCGGTAATACCATTACCACTACAAATACTGCAACTAGCGGCACTTATCAGCCTCTCGTTGTATCAACCACCATGTCTGGCGCAGGTGCAGACGGTGGCCGCGCTAAATTTGATATGACGACCAATGTCGCGTTGGGTTCGTTTTCAAATGCGCTTAAAGCTGAAGTTACTTATGGTGCATCAGGCCGTACAACGGGTCTTGGTTCAGCCTTTGTTGCTGAAATGAGTCTGTCAGCAGGAACTTCTTCAGGTACTTATGCACCTGTTGAGATTGAACTTAATGCTCCTGCAAGCGCATCCACGGGTACTGCAACATCTTTCATGTATATCTCTACGCAAGGCGCAAACGTCGCTGCGGTTGATAGCAACGCATTTCTCTTTAACCTGCAAGGCTTGACTGCTGGTTCTGGAAAAATGCTGCAAACAGGTACAACTTTTGCTACGCCTGCTGCTACGTTGAAATGCAAAGTAGGTTCTACGACTTACTACTTGCCTCTTTATAACGGCCAGATCACTTAATGGGTCTGACTAAAGAAGACTTGCTGGAAGTAAAACAACAAGCGTTAGCTAAACGGCAACACTTTGTAGAAATGCTCCAGCAAGCCAACGGCGCGGTAGATATGATTGATTACTTGCTACAGAAGTTAGAGCAAGAGAACCCGGAGCAACAAAATGGCATCAATGCAATATGATGTCTTTGCGACCCAACCGCTAACGTCTACTGGGGATTTTTTAAACCAGAATGGGTTAGCGGTTCCCCGCGCAAGGATTAAGTCAATCTACACGGTTAACGATACGGCAGAAGGCTCAGTTGTTATTCGTGACGGAAGCGCCACAGGGCCGGTTTTAATTACTGTCAATACACCTGCTAAAGCAACGGCAGGGTTTACAGTGATTCTGCTACCTGGAGAAGGCATTTTAGCTTCCACAGGACTTCATGGCACTGTTACGGACGTAACTTCGATTACGTTGATCTATGGCTAAGACACCGGCTTGGCAACGCAAAGAAGGTAAAAACCCAAAAGGTGGTTTGAACGCCAAGGGTCGAGCTTCCTATAACGCTGCCAATCCGGGTAAGCCTGGACTTAAGGCTCCACAACCTGAAGGTGGACCTCGCAAGAAGTCATTTTGTGCCCGGATGGAAGGCATGAAAAAGAAGTTGACTTCTGCAAAAACAGCCAACGATCCGAACAGTCGGATTAATAAATCTCTCCGTGCATGGAAGTGTTGAGATGGCGCAAGATAAACATGAAATGGTAAAAAACGTGGCAGATATTGCCTCGGTATTTGCCACTATTGGATCTTTTTTACAGGTGATTACGCCATTTTTCGGGTTAATTGGTGCTATCTGGACATTGATGCGTATCGCAGAAATGATTACCGGCAAGCAGTTTCACGAGATTATTGGCCGAAAGAAAGGTGAATCTGATGCCAGCAGTCAGCGAGAAGCAGAGAAGGTTCATGCAAGCAGTAGCGAACAATCCGAAGTTCGCAAAGAAAGTTGATGTCCCTCAATCCGTTGGAAAGGAATTTACGATGAAAAAGATGAAAATGGGCGGTATGGCTGAGTCCAAAATGGGCGCTGTAAAAACTGCCGCTCCTAGCCGTGATGGTGTTGCTATGAAGGGTAAAACCAAAGGCACCATGATTACGATGGCCGGTAACAAAGGCATGAAGAGCGGCGGTAAGGTCAAGAAAATGGCTTACGGCGGGAAGTGCTGAGATGATGGCTTCACGCGGCATGGGGGCCATACGTGCCTCCAAGATGCCTAAACCTGTAACCAAACCTCGTCGGGACGATACTGACTTTACGATGTTTGCTAAAGGCGGTATGTCGCGTGTGAACGAAGCTGGCAACTACACCAAACCTGGAATGCGTAAATCGCTATTCAACAGCATCAAAGCTGGCGGTAAAGGTGGTGCGCCGGGGCAGTGGTCAGCCCGCAAAGCTCAAATGCTTGCCTTGAAGTACAAGCAGAAGGGCGGGGGTTACCGCGATTGAAGGCACCTCAGAAAAGTCTAAAAGACTGGACTGACCAGAAATGGAGGACCAAGAGTGGCAAACCTAGCACACAGGGTTCAAAAGCAACTGGCGAACGGTATCTCCCATCGGCGGCAATCAATGCTCTTACACCTGCAGAATACGCTGCGACAACAAGAGCTAAACGCGCTGGAAAACGCTCAGGTAAACAATTCGTCAAGCAACCAAAAGGCATTGCTGCTAAAACCGCGAGGTTCCGATAATGGCTGAGAAATGGATTCAAAAGGCAATCTCTAAACCTGGAGCACTCCGTGAGCAGCTTGGGATTAAAGGTAAAAAGCCGATTCCTGCGAAGATGCTGGATAAAGCTACGAAGGCTCCTGGCAAACTTGGGCAAAGAGCTAGACTTGCTAAAACGCTTCGAGGGATGAAGTGACCACTACTTCAGGTACCGTTGCATTTAACCCAGAACTCAATGAGCTAATTGAAGAGGCTTATGAGCGATGTGGTATTGAGGTGCGTACTGGATACGAACACCGTACGGCTAGACGTTCTCTAAATTTGATGCTCACTGAGTGGGCTAATCGTGGCATTAACTTGTGGACAATCGAGCAAGGGCAGATTGCCATGACCACGGGCACGATTACCTATTCGCTACCTATTGATACGGTAGATCTTATTGAGCAGGTGATTCGTACACAATCAGGGATTCCTCAGACTGACATCAACATCAGCAGAATCTCCGTGGATACATACGCCACGATCCCTAACAAGAACGCTCAAGGTAGACCTATTCAGGTTTGGATTAACAGGCAGTCGGGACAGACGTACCCAATTAATGCGTATACCCCCAATACTGCTAACTCCATAACAGGAGTAAACCCACCGAATATCAATGTCTGGCCTGCGCCGGATCAAGATAATTACTACACCTTTGTCTATTGGCGACTACGCCGCATGCAGGATGCTGGCTCTGGGGCCAACGTGCAGGACATTCCATTCCGGCTAATTAACTGCATGGTAGCGGGGCTTGCCTACTACATCTCAGTAAAGATCCCCGATGCCGCACAGCGTGTGCCAATGTTGAAGCAGATGTACGACGAGCAGCTACAGCTTGCACTTGATGAAGATCGTGAAAAAGCGCCGTTGCGCTTAGCCCCAAGGCAGTTGTTCTTCTAGCCATGCCTAATCGGTTTGCATCAGGTAAGTGGGCTATATCGCAGTGCGATAGGTGTGGTTTTCGGTACAAACTGAAAGAGCTACGTGGGCTTGTCATCAAGACCAAGAACGTTAATATCCTTGTATGTAATAACTGCTGGGAACCCGATCAGCCGCAGTTGCAGTTAGGTATGTATCCTGTGGATGACCCACAGGCTTTGCGTAATCCGCGTCCTGATACAACTTATCGTGTGGCTGGTTTAAATGGGTTGCAGATCAATACGACTTCGACGCAATTAGGTAGCGGAGATCCCTCTGGGGGTAGTAGAATTATCCAGTGGGGATGGGCACCTGTAGGTGGGGCAAGAGCCTATGATACGGGTATAACACCTAATAATCTTGTGCTTGGTATCACGCTAGGCACTGTTACGGTAAATGTTACATAGGAGTCTGTAATGGACAAGAAAGACCTAGCACAAGACAAAAAGACTGCGGCTACGGCTGTGCATAAACACGAGAAGCATATGCACCCTGGCAAAACGCTTACCAAGATGCGTAAGGGCGGTAAAACCAACCTCGAAATGAAGAAGTTGGGGCGTAACCTTGCCAAGGTAGCTAATCAAAAATCGCCGTCATTCAAATATAAGATGGGGGCAAAATGAAGCACAGCAAAATGCCAACGCCGGTGCCTGTTAAAGACACACATAACGGCTACCCTAATAACGTACCTAATACCCAAACAGTAAAAGTCCGGGGAACCGGATGTGCTACGAAGGGTACGGGCGCTTCTAAGAAGATGGGCTAATGAACTACTCGACCCTTTTCAAGACAATCCAAGGCTATTTGGAGAATGACTTTCCGTCATTTACAGGAGCAGATTCGTCTGGGTCGGGTACATCTACGCTTACTGCTAAGCAGCAGATTGATACGTTTATTACGCAAGCAGAACAGCGCATCTATAACTCGGTTCAATTCCCTCAATTTAGGAAGAACGAAACGGGGCAGATGACTGGTGGTAATAAGTATTTAGCAACACCTCCTGATTTCTTGGCGGTATATGAACTTGCGGTGGTCAATCCCACAACAAGCGAGTATGAGTACTTATTGAATAAAGATGTTAGCTACATTCGTGCCGCGTACGCGAACCCTGCGACGACAGGCATACCTAAGTACTATGCCTTGTTTGATGAAAATACATTCATTCTTGGCCCTACTCCTACCTCTAACTACGCGGTAGAGCTTCATTATTTCTACTACCCAGAGTCAATTACGACTGCAAATACAACTTGGCTTGGCGATAACTTTGATTCCGTTCTTCTTTACGGTGCTTTGGTTGAGGGTTACACCTACATGAAAGGTGAAGCTGATGTCATAGCCAACTATGCCAAACGGTACGAAGAAGCCATGATTCTTGCTAAACGTCTTGGTGATGGTATGGATCGCCGCGATGCCTACAGGTCTGGTCAGGTCAGGATGTCGGTGAACTAATGGCTTTTACTGGCAACTACACATGTAACTCCTTCAAGCAACAACTGTTTGAAGGAGATTTTGACTTTTCTTCTAGTACTACGCAGACCTTTAAGATAGCTCTCTACACCAATGACGTTACGCTCGATCAGACTACGACGGCTTATACGACTACTGGTGAGGTTGTGGCTACAGGCTATACGGCTGGTGGTGAACTTATCACCCCTTCACTTGCTATTGATAGTTCCAACGGCATTACTTATGTTGACTTCACTAATGCTTCTTGGACTGGTGCTTTTACTGCTAGGGGTGCTTTGATCTATCGTGATGATAGTGTAGTAAAGCATGCCATTTGTGTTCTTGATTTTGGTTCAGATAAGACTTCAACAACGACTTTTGTGGTTGAGTTTCCTCCCAACACCAGCACCGGCGCACTAATAAGGCTTGCATAATGAGCACTCCTGTCGGCTTTTTTTCTGAGCCTCCAAAAGTTGTAATCGCGCCTATTCCTCCAAAAGATCACGAGACTTGGGTAGCCGCTGAAGAAGTAGAGATGGAGGGGTCATTAAATATAGACCTTGAAGTATTGAAAGCTAACGTAGCGCACAATATCCGGCTAGGCTTTCAGCAGATAGCCCCACATCCTACGAACGACGTAGAGGTTATGATTGTTGGAGGCGGACCCTCACTTGCCGAACATATCGGCACTATCAAACAACTTCGGCAGCAAGGTGTCAAACTAATCACGCTCAACAATGCGTACCAATACTGTATTGACCACGGCCTTATGCCTTCTGCTTTTTTTATGGTGGATGGTCGTGAGTTCAACAAACGCTTTTTGACTACGTTTGTACCGACCTGTAAGTATTTTCTTTCTTCTCAGTGTCATCCGTCTGTGTTTGAAGGCATGCCTAAAGAGCAGACTTATATTTGGCACACAAGTGCAGAAGAAATTCAAGAGATTTTGGCGACTGAATATAAGAATTGGTATGCGGTGCCGGGAGGGTCTACAGCATTGCTTCGTGCCATTCCTATGTTTAGAATGCTAGGGTTCAAGCGGTTTCATATTTTTGGATGTGATTCATGTTTGGAAGACGGTAAGCATCACGCTTACGCGCAAGCAGAAAACGATGGCCTTCCAGTAGTTCCTGTAAAAGTCGGTGGAAAGATCTTTTACTGTCATCCTTGGATGGTCTCGCAAGCTAGAGAGTTCATTGACCTGATTAAGTTCATGGGTGACGTTATGGAGCTTCAGGTTTACGGTGGGCTACTCCATCAAATTTTAGTCACTGGGGCGTCAGACGCCGATATTAAGGAGTATTGAAATGGCCGCTTCCGCATGGCAACTCTACAACGACGCCAAACGCTATATCGGCAATGGAACGATTCAGCTTGGTGTTAACAACTTTAGAATGGCGCTTTTCACAAGTGCAAGTAATACTTCGACGTTTACGTTGAGCACATTTGGTTCTCTGACTAACGAGATCGCTGCTACTGGAGGTTATGTCTCTGGTGGTAAAGCACTCGTACCGGCAACGGGGCAGTGGACCACTGGAGCTTCGGCTAAGCAAATGAAGTTTACTTACTCGACAGTCGGACTTACCTTTACTGCTTCGGGTGCATCGTTAACTAACGTAAAGTACGCAGTGATTTTTCAATCTGCTGCTACGCTTACTGACGGTAAACTTGTGTGCTTCTGCCAGCTTTCTTCGGCGCAATTCACGGTATCTTCACCCAACACGTTGACGGTGCTTCCTGCTGCAACGGGCGTTTTCACCCTTACCTAAACTAGGGGGTCGCGGTGGCGACTACTGAAACAGGTTGGGGCCGAGGTACTTGGGGGTCTTATGGCTGGGGTGTGGGTATTCTCATCACCCCCGATACCGGCGCTTTATCTGTTGCGGGGGCAGCACCCACAGTCATTGGTAACCGGCTCATTACGCCGGGGACAGGCGCACTTAATTTAGCTGGCGCAGCTCCAACTCCGTTTGTTTCTATACCTATAACCCCTGCTACGGGGGCAGCAACTTTTGCTGGTAATGCTCCTGAGATTTTCAGAGAGTTCTTTGTAACTCCTGCGACTAACGACCTCACCTTCACAGGTGCGGCTCCATCTCTAGCAACAACAGCTAGTCCTGCAGTTGGGGCGGCAACTTTTGCCGGTGCAGCTCCACTTGTAGTTACCGGGATAACTATTCAGCCTGCATCAGGTGCAATAACTGCAACTGGATCAGCACCTGAAACACGTACTGACTTCTTTATTACCCCAGCAGCAAACAATTTAGTTTTTGCTGGTAATGCTCCTGTAATTGCCCAAAGTGCCATCCTCACACCTTCTACAGGATCACTATCTTTAGCCGGTGCAGTACCAACGGTTCTTGATGGACGGGTAGCGATTCCTGGTACAGCCGATCTTATTGTTTCTGGCGCTGCGCCAAATCTAGCTTCTACAATCCAACCAGATACAGGCGCAGTTGCTATTCAGGGTTATGCGCCAACTTCTAGTACAGGCGAAGTTATAACGCCTACTGGAGGCGCGGTTCTTGTTGGATCAGCCCCAAGTGTTGTAGTTAGTGGTATTGTCATTACTCCAAATACGGGTGCGCTTGTTGCCACTGGAGCAGCCCCGACAATTATTAGAACATCGGTTTTCCAACCTTCATCAGGAACGTTGAGTTTAGTGGGCAGTGCGCCTACAATTAACAATCCAAATTGGACTCCGATTGATGATTCCCAAACCCCTAATTGGGGCGGTATTGATACATCTCAGACACCCAATTGGTTGCCTGTAGCAGCGTAAGGAATAAACATGGCAAGTACATACTCAAACCTTAAATTTGAACTCATCGGCACGGGTGACCAATCAGGCACCTGGGGTACAACGACTAATACCAACTTAGGCACAGCGATTGAACAAGCCTTGGTTGGTATGGCGACGATCAGTAGCGGATTTACAGGTTCCCCACTGACGCTAAGCCTCACGCTTACAGATACCAACGCTGCTCAAAATGCACGAGCGTTAGTACTTAACTTGACCCAAGCGTTGGGGAGTGCTGGTACACTTGAAGTACCTGCGATTCAAAAGCCCTACATGATTATTAACGCCACGGGACAAACCGTGACGGTTAAGGTTTCTGGACTGACGGGTGTTGCTGTACCGACAGGTAAACGCGCTTTTTTATACAACAACGGTACAGATGTAGGAAGCTTTTTTAACTACGCAGATACATTGTCTTTGGGTACAGACCTTGCAGTGGCTGACGGTGGTACAGGAGCTTCGGACGCTGCTACAGCAAGAACTAATCTTGGTCTAGGAACTATCTCCACACAAGCAGCTAATAACGTAAGTATCACAGGCGGTTCGATCACAGGCATTACTGATCTTGCAGTGGCTGACGGTGGTACAGGATCTTCTACGGCTGCGGGTGCGAGAACTAATCTTGGTTCAACGACGGTTGGTGATAGCTTATTCACCTTAACAAACCCATCCGCAATCACTTTTATCCGAATCAATGCAAACAATACGGTGTCTGCACTTTCTGCTGCTGATTTTCGTACAGCAATTGGTGCGGGTACAGGCGCAGGCACCGTCACATCGGTAGCTACCACAGGAACTGTCAACGGTATTACGCTTACCGGCGGGACAATTACTACCACAGGCACCATAACCCTTGGCGGTACGCTTTCCGGCGTCAGTTTGACCTCTCAAGTTACAGGTACGCTTCCTGTAGGTAACGGCGGTACGGGTATTACATCAGGCACTTCTGGTGGGGTTCCTTACTTCTCCGCCTCAAATACGATTGCTTCTTCTAGTGCTTTGGCAGCTAACGCGCTTGTGATTGGTGGCGGTGCAGGGGTTGCTCCAGCGACAACCACTACAGGCACAGGCGTAGTCACCGCTATTGGAAACAATACAAATGCTGCAAGTGGTTTGGCAGTTTTAAATGCTAGCGGCAATCTTAACGTCGCTCAGGGCGGTACAGGAGCTGGGACATTCACCGCTAATAACGTGCTTTTGGGTAACGGCACCTCTGCATTTCAAGTGGTGGCTCCAGGCACAAGCGGTAATGTGCTTACTTCAAACGGTACGACTTGGACTTCTTCGACACCGGCAGGTGGCGCTCTTACCAACAATACCCGACAAGCGGTTACGTCATCCGCCACCACAACAATTGACCTAAACAGTGGCAACGTCATTGATCTGACGATGGCCGCAAATATTACGACGCTGTCCTTTACCAACGTGCCTGCAAGTGGCACGCCGATCTTAATTCAGATTATTGTAAAAAATGCTTCGGATGGAACTGCTTACACCATCACTTGGCCAAATTCTGTGTATTGGAGTGGTCAATATAGTGAAACGACAAATCAAGGCACGCAAATTTCTCCAAGCTTTGCAACTGGTGCAAATGGAGTTACGGTTATAGCGTTGCTTACAACAGATGGCGGAACAAAATGGCGTGGCTGGGTAGAAGCGACAATTACAGGCGGCGTTGGTAATAGTTTGTATACATGGGGATTCAATAATGCTGGCCAGTTGGGTCAAAATAATACAACATATGGGTTCTCTGTCCAGCAAGTTGGCGCATTAACAAACTGGGCCGTTGTAACAATGAATCCGTCTTTTAGTGTTGCAATTAAAACTGATGGCACATTATGGACTTGGGGCGGCAACAACTATGGTCGACTTGGACATAATGATACGGTATCTAAATCGTCTCCAGTACAAGTTGGTGCATTAACAAATTGGTCTACAGCAATCCCCAATAAGTTTGCGTGTTCAGCTATTAAAACTGATGGCACATTATGGACTTGGGGTAAGGGCAGTTTTGGAGTTCTTGGCACGAATAGCACTGTGAATACAAGCTCTCCAGTGCAAGTTGGCGCATTAACAAATTGGGCGTCAATATCTTCACCTGCTTATGGCTACTATTGCGCCGCTGTTAAAACTGATGGCACATTATGGTCTTGGGGCAATAATCCCCATGGTAACCTTGGACATAATGATACGGTATCTAAATCGTCTCCAGTACAAGTTGGTGCATTAACAACTTGGTCAAAAGTAGCTACATCTACTTCAACTATTGCAATTAAAACTGATGGCACATTATGGAGTTGGGGTCTTAATTTCTACGGTCAACTTGGACATAATAATAGGATAGATAGATCGTCTCCAGTACAAGTTGGTGCATTAACAAATTGGTCAAAAGTATTTGATAGACAAGGAGTAAACGATTTTAGTTTTGCAATTAAAACTGATGGCACATTATGGGGTTGGGGCTATAATAGCAGTGCTCAACTTGGGCTAAATGACAGAACGAATAGGTCGTCTCCAGCACAAGTTGGCGCATTAACAACTTGGCTTTCAATAAATGCCGGGGGTGCAGCAAGCGCAGGCATTAAAACTGATGGATCGCTATGGTTTTGGGGAACGGGTCAAGCTGTCCTTACTCCGCTTGGAGGTACTGGTAGGTCTTCTCCTACGCAAGTTGCAGGACTGACGAGTTGGGGTTCGATTACCTTTGGTGGTGGTTCTTCTGCGGGAGCCACAACATCAGTGGCAAAAGATCCCGCATGATGTACTTTTTATCCGGCCTTCCTCGTTCGGGGTCAACGGTTCTTGCCGCGATCCTTAATCAAAACCCTTTGGTGTATGTCACGCCAACATCAGGGTTGATTGGCATTATGGGAGCAGTGGCGGAAAAGTGGGAGCGTGACAAATGGATTCACGTTCAAGGCCGCAACGATGATGACATGGTTCGCATGCTTCGTGGCTTGATGAAGGCCAAAAACGAGATCATTCAAAAACCCGTCATCATTGATAAAAACCGCGGATGGCCTGCGCCGCCAATTATGAAAACGATGACGAAGGTACTTGGCCAGCGACCCAAAATCATCGCTACGGTCAGAAACGTGCCTGATTGCATCGCTTCTTTCGTGCGAGTGGTTAAGCCTGAAGATACGCAAAAGTTCTTATCAGAAACGCACCTGATCAATGTAGTCAAGACAGGCTATGTGACCTTACATGCAGGCATGCTGGAAGATCCGTTGTCTTTTTGCTTGATTGAATACGAAAATTTACTTGCTGATCCAGAAACGCAACTGAGACGCATCCACGATTTCTTAGAGCTTGAGCCTTTTGCTTACAATCTTGACAAGATCGAAGGCTCCATCGTTGCTGAAAAAGACGATGAGGTGTGGGGCATTCCTGGTTTACATGACATCAAGCCTAAGCTTGAGCGCCAGCACAAACAAACTGCACAAGAAGTTTTAGGGCATCGTTATAATGAATTTAATCAGCCGCGCTTTTGGCTTGGTGAAACCGAAGAGTCAATGCCAAAACAACCACTGGATCTGCAGCTAGAAGCAGGTCGCAGGGGGGACTTCCAAAAGGCTTGGGAAATTGCTCAACAGCTTGAGCGTACTGAGCCGCAAAACCACCGCGCAGCTTACAACCGGGGTTGGTATTTGCTCATGCAGGGCAAACTGCAAGAGGGTATGCAGTTGCTCGCCAGGGGACGTATTGAGCAAGTATTCGGTAATGCCAAACCGCAAGTGCCTACGCAAATTTGGGATGGTCAACCAGGGCAGATTGTGCTGCTTTACTTGGAAGGTGGCTTAGGCGATCAGATCCATCAAATGCGCTTCGTGCAAGACATTACAGCGCGTAAGTGCCAAGTGATTGTGGCTTGCTCGCCTGAGCTTGTAACGCTGTTCGCCACCATCCCAAATGTGCGTGCAGTAGTGGTGCATGAAGCTGCTCCGGGTATCTTTCATCACGCTTGGGTGCCAGGAATGTCTGCTCCTATTCCGCTAGGCATTGAGTACAAAGATGTGTGGGGCAGAGCTTACATTCCTTGCCCGCAAGTTCCAAAGTCAAAGTTTCGCATCGGCTTGCGCTGGCAGGGCAACCCGAACTTTGAGCATGATCACCGAAAGTATTTCCCACCTGAGTTGCTCTTTAATGCTGTCAAAGGTCATGACGTTGAGTTTGTGTCTTTACAGCGCGATGAAGGGTCACAGCACCGCCCAGAATGGATTGCTGAATCAAAGCTTGACTCGTGGCTTGATACGCAACAAGCGGTTGCAAGTTGTGATTTAGTAATTTCTTCTTGTACATCGGTGGCGCATTTGTCTGCTGCGATGGGTGTGCCAACATGGGTTGTGGTGCCAATCCTGCCCTATTACATTTGGGCGCTTCCGGGAAATCGTGCTCCTTGGTACGATTCGGTGCGATTGTTTAGGCAAGTTAAATACGAAAGCTGGACGGAAGTTTTTGATCAGGTGCGTGTTGCACTTGGCGACTATTTGAACGAGGTGCATCATGGCAGGATTAGATCTGTGGGTTAAAGTTGAGGACGGCAAAGTTGTGCAAAGGGCAAATCCTTTGCCTCCTAGCGTGCAAGCCTGGGGCGCAGATAAAGATGCTTTGATGCGGTCAGGCTGGTATCCCGTGGTATCAGTTAAGCCTGATTCGATGGATTACGCCACCGAAGTATGGGAGTCAGAAAGCTACGAGATCAAAGACGATCACGTTGTTTGGACGCTGATTAAGCGCTCTAAAACACAAGAAGAACTTGACGCCGAGCTTGCGGAAAAATGGCGTTTGTGGCGCATGGAACGTAACTTTCGTTTAGCGGAAACCGATTGGATTATTGTTAAACACCTAGAAGCAGGACAGGCCGTGCCCGTAGAGTGGACGACTTATCGCCAAGCGTTGCGTGATTTGCCTGAAAACACAAACTTTAATGGCATAGATTGGCCCGTGAAGCCAGCATGAAGTCGCTGTTCTTCAGCTATGACATGGCCGTGGATCGGGCTTATATCATCCGCATTCAAGGTCACGAAGTCTCTGAGCGCAAGGCTGACGAAGCCGCCAAATCATGCGCATCCATTGGGATGCCTTTTGCTTTTTGGGACGCCTATAACGGCATAGAAGATCCCATCAAGCCACCGGCGCATCACAGTCAAGTGATGAACATGATTAAGGTTACGGATCACTATCTAACTCGCGGCGAAGTGGCTTGTGCACTATCGCACATAAGTCTGTGGGCTAAATGCGTGGAGCAAGACAAACCAATTGTGATCCTTGAGCATGATGCGGTCATGCTTCAGCCTTACTTGCAGCATTCGGTCTATAACTCCATTTGCTATTTAGGCTGTCACGAGCAAACGCAAAAAGGATGGGCTGTAATGCCAACACCGCCGCATGCAAGCGAAGGTCCAAACTATCACTTTATTTGCCGCGCTCATGCGTATGCAATTGATCCGGCGGTTGCCAAAAATATGGTAGCCCACGCTATCAAATATGGCATATCGGTCCCATTAGACATTATGCTTCGCGCTGACATCTTCCCGATTCATCAGATGGGCGTTTATGCTACGGATGCGCCGGACAAGACTGAGACAACCATACTTGGACGCCCCAAGCATGGCCGAAAAACAGATCGCAATGACCAACTAGCCGCATGAAAAAAATCCTTATCATGGGCCTGCCTGGAGCAGGCAAAACTTTTATGGCTGAAGCATTGAAAAAGCGCTTAGAGGCCAGTACAGACATTCCCGTGGAAAAGCTTGCGCAGTGTGAAGTGGCACCTAGTTATTGGCATCCCAAGGTCAAGTGGTTCAACGCTGATGAGGTACGAAAAAAATATAACGACTGGGATTTCAGCCGTGAAGGCCGGATTCGGCAATCAATACGGATGGCTGAGTTTGCACTCTCATCAAATGCTGACTATGTTATTTGTGACTTTGTGGCACCGCTGCCTGAGATGCGGCACAACTTCAAGGCCGACTGGGTTATCTGGATGGATACCATTGATGCTGGCCGGTATGAAGACACCAACAAAGCTTTTGTGCCACCTGATGTTTACGACTTTCGTGTCACTGAAAAAGACGCTGATAAATGGTCTGACTTTATAGCCGACCACATTCTGAATGACCGCCGCCGGCCACGGTTTGATTGGCGCAAAGAAACCGTGCAAATGCTTGGCCGCTGGCAACCTTGGCATCCTGGCCACCGTGCATTGTTTGAGCGTGCGATTGCCAAGACAGGTCAGGTAGTGATCCAGATCCGTGACTGCCAAGGCTGGAATGGCTCCAATCCGTTTGCTGCCGAGCAGGTCAAGGACTTCATCAGGCGCGATCTTGATCCGCTTTATCAGGGTCAGTATGAGATCCAGTTAGTGCCCAACATCGTGAACATCACCTATGGCCGCGACGTGGGCTACAAGATCGAGCAAGAGACCTTTGATGATGCGATTCATTCAATCTCGGCTACTAAGATTCGCCAGACCATGGGCCTGAAATGATCCCCAAGATCATCCACATCGCCTGGAACGATAAGCATGTCTTAAGGAATCGCTCTCCTTTAATCGTGGAGGGCGTTGCTCGCCTTGCTGCGATGAACCCCGAATGGGACATGCAAATCTCTGACGATGCGGATATTGACGCTTACCTGCAAGCGCATATGGGTGAGCACTACCCTTTAGTAGCCGAAGCAAGCATTGTTGCCAAAACAGATATTTGGCGTCTTTATAAGATGCACCACGAGGGCGGACTCTACGTAGACATTGATCGCTATTGCAATGTGAAGCTTGATGAGGTTATTCCAGAGGGCGCTAAGCAGGTGTTGCCCACTTGTCGTGAGTACGATTTCTCACATGACATCATGCTCAGTGAGCCTGAGAATCCTATCTACAAGACAGCGATCCAAGCCTATATAGCAAGACGAAAGGATGGGCATGATAGTATTTATTTCTTGGGTGCTCAGACGTACATGCACGCCATAACATTTTCCCTGTTTAATAGAATTATTAACACTAATCCGGGGAAAGAAGAATTTACGTTAATTAGGCGAGCTATTGATAGCTCAGGTGTTATCCGCACCTATCGAGAAGATCCACCGCATCAAACTTTTTTGTACCGAGAAGGCACTGCCCCTCAAGATTGGGAAGGGTTGAAACGAACGTTTTATGCAGAAAACGGCCTGCGTCACTGGACAGGTGAATGGTGAACTTTGATAAGCGCATCATTGTTGTTGATGACTTCTACCCGGACTTTGATGCGGTTAGAAAGATCGCGCTCGATGCTGAGTATGAAGAGCCGGGTTCGCGCAACTACCCTGGCCGCAACAGTTTGCAAGCCTTTTGGTCGCTTGACCTTAACAACCGGCTCTCGCAGATTACAGGCGATATAGTCTTTCCCACGCCGACATCAAGCTGCGGGCACTTTCGCTTTACTTGCGAGCACGATACCTCGACGCAGGTCATTCACTTTGATCCTAAGCCTCAGCAAGTCTGGGCGGGGGTTATTTACTTAAGTCTGCCTCAGCACTATGCTGGCAAACAAGCAGGTACGGTGATGTACCGCCACCGCAAGTCAGGTATGGAAGTAGCGCCCAAGGACCACCTGGAAGCGCAAGCCATTGGTGTAACAACGCACGATGACATGCTGAAGTTTTTTGAGACGGAAGGAAAACAAAAAGATCAGTGGGAGCCGGTGTTTGATGCGCCGATTCGCACCAACCGTCTTGTCTTGTTTCGCCCGTGGATGTGGCACTCAATGGGTGAGCATTTTGGGACCGACGTGACCAATAGTCGGTTAACGCAACTGATCTTTTTGAATGCTCTGGGGACATGATGGACGATAAAACCCACGAACTAGCGGTTCTCAAAGCGCAAGCTAAGATCAAGCTAGAGGAACTCAAAGCTCAGGATTCGGCTAAAGAAGTTGCTGGTAAAGCGATTGGCGAAGATGGGCTTCTCTATATCTTCCTTATCGTGCTCGTGGGTGTCGGCGCATCTCTGTTCTTAGAAGGCGAGAAGATCGCTGCGGTCATGGGTCTTCTTGGTGCTTCACTTACTGCGCTCATTCAAATGCTAAATGGCATTGCTGGCACTGCTGCTAAGCAAGAAAAGCCTGAATTTGAAGTCATCAAGGATCTTATTCATCGGCTTGACAAACTAGACCGTGCCGAGCAACCCATGCAAGTTGATGTTGAAGGAAGCAAAGTCACGGTCAAGAAAGGTGCCGATCAGATTACCGCAAGGGGCGAACATGTTTGACCTTCTCTCAGGTGGTTTACTTGGTTCCATCTTCGGTGGTCTCTTCAGGCTTGCTCCTGAAGTCCTTAAATTCCTTGACAAGAAGAACGAACGCGCTCACGAGTTAAGCATGTTTCAACTCCAAACCGACCTCGAAAAGATGAGGGGCGAGTTCAAGATGGAGGAGAAGTATGTTGACTACAGCATCCAGCAAATGGATACGATTAAGGAGGCATTTAAAGAGCAAGCTGAAACGGCTAAGGCAGCGGGTTGGTTTATGTCGTTTATTTCAGCTTCAGTGCGTCCTGGCGTAACGTGGTTTTTGTTTTTTATGTATGCAGGGGTTAAAGCAGCGGCTCTGTTTATTGCGTTTCAAACCAACGCAAATTGGGCCGAGGTGCTGATTAAAACATGGGATGAAGACGATTTTGGGATGTTGTCTATGGTGCTGTCATTTTATTTTATTGGCAGAAGCGTGGAGAAATATCAGAAATCATGACAAAGAAAATACCAATAAATTGCAGTCATTGCGGCAGACTGTTTGAACGTAAAAACGGCGGCAGAGAGAAGCAGTGTTCAATCGCCTGTCGGTTTTGGTCCAAAGTAAGTCGCGTTGAAAACGGATGCTGGGATTGGCAATGGTCTGTGTTTACACAAACTGGATATGGGCAATTCGCTCTTGATTCAAAGACACCTGTAAATGCACATCGCATGTCATGGGAGCTTACTAGCGGCTCAATACCATTAGGATTACTGGTTCTTCATAAATGCGATAACCGAAAATGCGTCAACCCAGAGCATCTCTTCCTTGGAACTGATGCAGACAATATGCAAGACAAGGTAAGAAAAGGAAGATCATCGAGGCACTGGCTTGGTAAAAAACGGCCAGAAGAGTCCGTTAAAAAACAATCCGAGTCCATAAAAGTCTGGTGGCAAAAACGCAAGCAGCTTGCGTCAGAAAAACATAACAAACCATGAAAGAGGCTAAGCAGCTTTGCAAGGATGTATTAATCAAACCATTTGAGGGTTTGGCAAAGCGTTTGCCTGATGGACGAGTAACTGCCTATCCCGATCCCGGAACCCGTGGGCATCCTTGGACGATTGGTTGGGGTGCGACAGGGCCAGAGATTCAGCCGGGAACCATCTGGACGATAGAGCAGTGTGAAGATGCGCTTGACCACCACGTTGAGTACTTCGTGCGTGGGCTTTTAAGGTTTTCTCCCAAGTTAGCAACCGCTTTACCTCGACGGATTGCCGCCGTGACAAGCTGGGCATACAATTGCGGCTTAGGGAACTATCGGGTTTCCACGTTCAAGAAGCGGGTTGATGCGGGGGATTGGGATGGTGCAGCCGATCAATGTTTATTGTGGAATAAAGCTGCGGGCCGTGTTCTCCCCGGACTTACTCGCCGCCGTGCGGCAGAAGCTGCGATGATGAGGTGATTAATGTCATTCCTCAAACTTAATTTTAGGCCAGGGGTCAACCGAGACCAAACTAGCTATTCCGGTGAAGGTGGCTGGTATGAGTGCGACAAGGTTCGTTTCTTCTCAGGCTATCCACAAAAACTAGGTGGTTGGGAAAAGATTACACCTTATTTCTTTTTTGGTGTATGCCGACAGCTTTTTAACTGGATAACATCTTACAGTGACAATCTGCTTGCGCTTGGTACGAACAATCATGTCTATATAGAAACAGGTGGGCAGTTTTATAACATCACACCTCTACGTGCTACAGCCAGCTTAACTAACCCCTTTACCGCAACAAACGGATCTTCTACGATCACGGTATCTCACACAGCACACGGTGCCGAGACTGGGGACTATGTAACTTTTAGCGGGGCTACGGGGCTTGGTGGCGCTATTACTGGCGGTACTGCGGGGGTACTTAATCAAGATTATGAGATCACAAAGATTGATGCTAACTCATACACTATACAAGCACGCTCGCCTACCAATTTAAATTCCGTCACGCTTGTTACTGCTGATGCTACGGATGCCTCTGGGTCTCCGGGTGGTGGTTCTGTCACTGCCAAATATGGCGTAGCTTCAGGATACGCTTCAACAACTTTTGGTTACGGCTGGGGTACAGGGCCGTGGAGTACAAGTCCGTGGGGGTTAGGTACGTCTGCACCGATTGCACTACTCCAACGCGATTGGTGGTTCGATAACTTTGACAATGATCTTGTCATGAACATCCGCAAGGGCGAGATTTATTACTGGGAAAGAGGCAGTCTCACTAACCCGTCTACAGCCCTTGGTACTCGTGCCGTACTCTTATCTACTTTGACAGGTGCGAGTGATGTCCCAAATGCTGCGATGCAAACACTTGTATCTCAGAACGATAAGCATGTACTAGCGTTTGGGTGCCAACCATACGCTGGCTTGTCTACAGATTACGATCCGTTGTTGATTCGATGGGCTAATCAGGATGAACCGCAAAACTGGACACCATCCAGTACGACTTCTGCTGGCTTTATACGAGTATCACGGGGTTCGGAAATTGTTCGTGCGTATGCAACACGCCAGGAGATCTTGGTATTCACCAACTCTAGTCTTTACTCTTTACAGTATCTTGGCACCACGGATGTGTTCGGGCTTCAAGAATTAGCGGACAACATATCTATCATCGGGCCGCGTGCTGTAGCTTCGGCAAACAACGTCACTTACTGGATGGGACAAGACAAATTCTATGTCTACAGCGGTCAGGTGCAAACACTACCTTGTACATTGAGGCAATATGTATTCCAAGATATTAATCTTAATCAAGCGGATCAAATCGTTTCTGGTACGAACGAAGGGTTCACCGAAATCTGGTGGTTCTATCCGAGTCAAAATTCCAACTGGAACGATAGGTACGTAATCTTCAATCACTTAGAAAACGCTTGGTATTACGGCAGCATCGTACGTACTGCATGGCTCGATACGGCGTTGAGGGGTAACCCTGTCGCATGCAAGACAGGTGAAAATGATTCAGTTGGATACGAATATGAGCACGAGCTTGGAGTGAATGACGACGAAGCTCCAATGGAATCTTTCATACAGTCCGCTGACTTTGACTTGGGCGACGGTGAGCAGTTCATGCTTACCCGCAGACTGTTACCCGACTTTAACTTCACCGAGTCTACAGCTACGTCGCCAACCGTGACGATGACGATGCGTCCTAAGAGGTTCTCAGGAAGTGCTTACGCTAACACGGCGTCAGATACTCAAAGCGTCATCTCTAGTAGCGCAACTATCGACCAGTATACCGAGCAAGTATTTATCCGCGCCCGTGGGCGACAGATGGCGTTGAAGGTAGCCTCTTCAGATCTAGGTGTGCAGTGGCAGCTTGGTTCGCTTCGACTCGATGTCAGGCCGGATGGTAAGAGATAGATATGGCGCTTGTTGGCTTCAAAGCTCCTGCGCTACCACTGCCTACCCCGCAGTATGATGTGCGTCAACAAAATGAGTTGAACCGTGCATTGCGTTTGTACTTCAACAGAATAGATTCATTAGCGCCAAACCAAGCGCAGTCTTATCAAGCTAACGAGTTTATTGGTGGTTCGTTTGTCGGCGGGAATGTCACTGCTTCTTCTATAACTGGTTTCGGGCGGGGGCTAGAACTTCCCTACGCCATGTTGATGTCAGACGCAGATCAAACAAATGCAGGTATTACGTCTGAAAACTTGTTAACGTACAATCAAGTTGTACTGTCCAACGGGGTCCAGGTGCTAAATAATAGCCAGATACACTTCACGTATCCTGGACAGTACCTGATAACTTTTACGTTGCAAGTGACCAATCGAGGTAACACGGCTGCTGAATTTGAGGTTTGGGCTAAGAATACTGGGACTAACTACCCGCTAAGTAACACAAGGTTTGATGTTCCAGTTAGAAAAAGCAGTACGATTTGGTCTCATATTGTTCCTGCAATTACGGGCATTTTTACCGTAAACAACAATGAGTATCTTGAGATTGCTTGGTGGGCTGATAGCACTGATGTGTATTTAGAAAACTATGCCGCAGGCACTAGCCCAACCAGACCTGAGATCCCTTCGATTATTTTGACAGTTAGTTGGGTATCCGCACTACCAGCGCAGTTTGCTCTACCGTTTACTGGTGCTGCAACGTTTGCTGGCGTTGCTCCCACAGTCGTTATTGCGTGAGATAAATCATGGCTTATACCAAATCACAGCTAGACTCAATAATTAAGTACTACGAAGAAGGCTTTCAAAAGCCTTGGAGTCAATTAACGCCACAAGAAAAAGTTGACGTATACAACGAACGCGGCATAACCCCAGAAGATTTTGCTACTTACGGGGCGTCTGTTGATACAGAAACTTTGAACTACATGAAGGGTTTGGGGTACAAACCTTATAGCTATGGATTTCAGTCTTTTGATACCGCTGAAGAACGTGATGCGTATATTAATGAAATAACTGCTAGGGTAGATGCTGATAAAGCTGCAAATTTAGAAAGAAACGCCGACACTGTTACGAACCTCATAGAAAAATCAATGTCGGGCGGTGTGCCTTCAAATGCCTTTGATCCGTATGGTGGGTATCAAGCAGCACTTGATTACTATACAAGTAGTAACGCTGCTACCAGTAAAGCCGCAGCAGACGCAAAAGCCGCAGCAGACGCAAAAGCTGCTGCCGATGCCAAAGCTGCTGCCGATGCAAAAGCCGCAGCAGACGCAAAAGCTGCTGCCGATGCAAAAGCCGCAGCAGATAAAGCTGCGAGAACTCTAACGCCTTTTGGAGACCCTAAATATTCTTGGGACACAGCGGCGGACTTAGACTCAAAAAAAGCTATTGTCCAGAGAATGAAGGATGACGGGTTTAGTGTTCAACAAATTAGAAATGAAATTAGTCGTCTTGACCCTGACAAATCTGCACTGACTGAAAGTAACTTTGGACTGCTTGGTTTAACCTTACCCTCACAAACTACCGCTACAACCACGACTACAACTACACCTACCGCTGCTGATACGCCTACGGCTAGCAAAATTTACAATATCGGTGGTTTGCAGTGGAACAGTGGTGCAGATCTTGCAACTAAACAAGGCTATGTAAAAGACTTATTAAAGACTTATACACCCGACCAAGTTAAATCAATCATTAAATATAATGATCCTGATAACGCTACAGATGCTAACTTTAAACTGTTAGGTCTACCAGAGGGTGCGCCCACAAGCCCAACCCCCACGGGGTTTCGTTCTCCGTACCAAGCACCGACACAATTAGCTCCTGCTAAAGGACTAGGCTCGCTTGTTTCTCAGTATGTGGGGCAACCTAATCTACGTACAACAACTCGTAGTATTGGCCCTAGTGGTATGGGTGCGTTAGTTGAACAACCATCCGCTGCGCTTTCTTATGCAAGAGGCGAAGACGGTATTGGGGAAACACAGTACTTTCAAAACATCAAAAATTTCTTTGCTGATCCAAATGTAACTCCTGCGGCTGCAGCTCTTCAAATGTCGCGGTACGGTATACCAGAAACAGATGTTGTGTCCGCTATAGGGCTGACTCCTACGCAATTCTTTGCTCAGAAACAAGCAGAGGCTAACAAACTTGCAGCAGATAGGGCTGCGGCAGCATATCAACCTACAAAAGGAATTGCAGCATTACCGGCACCTTCTTTAACTTATGGCGGTGCTCCTTCCAGTCCAGCTTCAAGTGCAGCTTCTACACTTGCTGAAAATAGTGCGTTGTTTGGTATTAATCCCGGATCATCATCCGTAACTCAACCCATAATTCCTCCCGTAAGTCCTCCCATAATTCCTCCCGTAAGTCCTCCCATAATTCCGCCCGCAGATTACCTTGGTGGCGGTGGTGGCGATGGTGGCAGCAGTGGTGGAGATGGTGGAGATGGCGGAGATGGTGGAGATGGCGGAGATGGCGGAGATGGTGGGCCAAGTGCTAAACAAGGTGGCTTTATTACATTTGCCGAAGGTGGTAAAACTGAAATGGCAGGGGAGAAGAAGTTTTCTTTTGAGGACTTTGGACTTACCCCAGCTACAGTTGAAACTGCTCGTGCCCAAAAGATATTTGACTACCCGCGCAACGTTCTTTTCAATCCAGAGTTACGTGGACTAGAAGCATTAGTTGCTTCCCGTATGACTCCCAGAGATTACGAAGATTTGCTTATCCGTCAAGGTCGTACAGGTCGTGAATACGCATCTTATCTTCCTGACATACGTGTAGGTGGTGCAGCTACAGGTAATGTTCGCCCCCTTAATTATTACTACGCCGAGGGCGGTGATGTAGGCCGTGGGTTAGGCAGTATCGCCATGAAAGGCTATGCCCAAGAGATGGCACAGAAAGGTCGCTTCGGTGACACGATGCTAGCCCACATTAGTCCTGATGAAGCTCAAATGCTTAAGGCGATGGGCGGTTCTGGGACCATTAATCCTGCAACAGGCTTGCCTGAATACTTTAGTTGGAGAAAGTTGTTAAAGGGCGTCGCCAAAGTTGCGCCATTTGTTGTGCCGTTTATCCCAGGACTCGGACTAGCTGCTAAGGCTTTAATTTCTGGAGTAGCTGGTGGGCTTGGTGGTGAGAAAGGTTTTGACTTTAAGCGCGGCTTAATGTCAGGCTTGATGTCTTATGGTATTGGCAGTGCCGCACAAAACTTAGGTCTTACTAGCGGTGCCGCACCAACAGGTGCAGAGGCTGCAGCAGGGGCAGCGCCCACTCCGATTCCTTCGGAGATCGGGTCTTATGAACAATTTGCTTCTAGTAGTTTACCGCAGGCAACAATGATTGAGGGTTCCGCAATTGCTGGAGATCCCCTTGGAACCTCTTATCGGTTGGATATGCCAACGCCAACAACAGATGTACAGTATCAAGGCTATGTATCCCCAACCGAACGTTTTGGGGCAGCTTCACAACCAACTTCCCTTACCGACAAAATTACTTCTGGCTTAGAAACTGCCCAAGCTAAATTAGATCAACCTATAAGCACGCTATATGCCGTACCGATGGCAATTGGTTCTGCGGGTATGGTGTCTGAAGGTGATAAATACGCACAGGCTGTGGCAGCGCAACAAGCTGAGGAAGAACGTAAGAAACGCGTTGGTGCTGAATTATTTGCAAGAACGCTCGGTGGGGTGAGAACGGCTGCTGGTGGCGGCATGATGGGGTTAAGCGCACTCGCTGCGGGAGGTGCTACGGGGCCAGCTAACGCACCACGCACAATTAACGGTGCCGGGGATGGCATGAGTGACAGTGTGCCTGCTACCATTGAGGGGATTCAAGAGGCTCGTCTTGCAGATGGTGAGTTTGTGATCCCTGCCGATGTTGTTGCAGATCTAGGTAACGGCTCCAGTAACGCTGGGTCTAAGAAACTTTACGCCATGATGGATCGGATACGGCGGGCCAGACACGGCACCACAGAACAACCGCCCGAAGTCAATATGAATCGTTTGATGCCTGCTTGAAGGAACAGACATGAGTACTACACAAACAATCACTACCGCCGCCGAAATACCAAAGATCCTAGAGTCGTTTTATTTAGGACAAGGTAAACAGGGGGAAGCAGGGTACGCACCAGGACTTATTGGTCGGGGTGTTTCTGAAATATTCAGAACTTCGGCTGAACGTCCGGAAGGTCTAACCGGCGCAGAAGCTTACCAAGAACAGTACAAGCCGCTATTCCAAGCGGGGCTGATGGGTGTCGGTAGTGTTGCAGGTCTTTCTCCGTTCCAGACAGCAGTAGGGCAACAACTTGGCACGATGACTACGCCAGGGCAGTATCAACTTGGTACGCAGGCTGGGCAAGCTGCGGCATCAGGACTGCAAGCCTTACAGAATTATCAAGCGATGGGTGTCGGTGCTCCAGACTTGACGACTTATCAACTTGATCCAGCACGACAGTTCACAGCGGCAGAAGCTCAAGCTTATATGTCGCCTTACATGCAGTCTGTCGTTGATCGGCAGCAAGCAGCCGCACTTAAATCAGCAAAAGAGGCTCAGTTAGGACAGAACCTTGCTGCAGCGCGTCAAGGCACATACGGTGGTGCAAGGCAAGCACTTCTTCAAGGTTCAAGAGAGGCAGGACTTCAATCCACTCTAGCCGATATTCAAGCCAAAGGTTTACAGTCTGCATTTGAAAATGCTCAACAGCAGTTTGAACGTGATCGTGCGGCACAAATGGGAGTTGGTTCCCAAAACCTACAAGCTGCATTAGGCGTACAACAGCTAGGTGCAGGACAGAATCTTCAAGCACAGCTTGCTAATCAAGCAGCAGGACAACAAGCAGCGCAGACACAACTTGCGGCATCACAAGGACTTGGTGGGTTGGCAGGTACGTTTGGTCAGCTTGGCACACAACAACTTGCTGGTGAGCTTGACCTACTCAAGACGCAGGGTGCGTTTGGTGATCTACAACGTGCCATCGAGCAGCAACGAATTGATGCCCAGCGTCAACAACTTACCGATCAAGCTCAATACGGCATGACTCAGGTGGGTCAGCTTTCTAACCTGTTGCGTGGTATTCCGTTACAGTCTTCGACACAGACAGCCACCGCACCTCCACCGAGCTTTGCTAGTCAGTTGACTGGCTTGGGCTTGACAGGGATTGGCTTGTACAACATGCTTGGTGGAGGGCCAAAATGAGTCTCCAATCACTAGATAGAGTACTTAGTAAAACCGCTGATCGGTCAGTGGGTGACATCGTTGCGACCTACGGGTCTAACGTCCAGAAGTTAAAGATGGATGCGGCTGCGGGTAAGATCGACCCAACCAAAGCAGTCATGGCGATGATGGCAATCCAACGAATTGTCGCTGCTAATACGCAACCTCCCCCAGGTACAACCGTTGCCCAAGATACGGGTATTGCTCCTCCCCCACAACCGATGATGCCTCCTCCTGCTGCACCGCAACAACCTCCAACACGTATGGCCTACGGCGGACAAGTTGCTGTCAGTAATAATCAGTTGCCTTCACCTGCTATGGAGCGCGGCCTTGAAGGTATCCCCGTGCCGGATAACATGTTTGACTATGCCGGTGGTGGCATGGTGGCGTTTGCTGATGGTGGGAATGTAAAGCGGTTTCAAGCTGCTGGAGCGGTTAGTCTTTCTCAAGCACTCCCACCGTTTTCTTTCTCATCGGACGTAGATTTTAAAAGGCTTATAGATTCGTTAGCTCGTTCAGGAAGTTATCAGCAACTTGACGAACTTTTAAGCAAAATGCCTGAGTCTGATCCTAGACACGCACAGATTAAACAGGCAGCAAATTCAGCTAGGATGGCTACTGCATTTACGCCTCCGTCTGTACAAGCTCGACCGGTTCCAAATCCTATGGGGGCTGGGTTTACTCCCCCACCCATGCAGACTCCTCCAACTCCAAATGTCCCCGGTCTTACACCAGCAACCGCACCTGTAGAACGAAGTGGTGTTTATAAAGCAGGACAAGCTGCAGGTCGTGGACTTTCGGGAATGAGTAAATTACTTTCAGAGGGTCTTGTAAGCACTGCGCCTAAAGCTGCTGGAGCTTTGAGTGTTTTACCGTACGCCTTGGAATCGAGAGATCTTAATGTCGGTGAAGAGGAAACGTTACAGGGATTGGCTAGACAAAGGTTAAGAAGTTTAGGATATTCAGACGAACAAATAAATAAAATCCCACGTAATGAATTAACACGAGCTGCTGCTAGTGCAACACAAGTTGTACAACAAGCAGAAGCACCCCAAGCGGATACCACTAAGAAAGACACCAAAGCAGAAGAGAAAGCTGCGGTGGACACTGCGGTTAGTGAAGCGCGTAGGATTATTGGGCCAACACCTAAGCTTGATATGCCCAAAGCACCCGCATTACTTGATGTGCCAAAACCAAAAACTCTTAAAGAAGAAATTGAAATAGCGCAGCCACTAGCAAAAGGGATGTACCAAGATCACCCTGAAGCTAAGAAAACGTTAGATGATATTTTAAAAGGGGATAAAGAAACGCTGGCTAAACAAGGCTATGACTTTGACATGATTAAGAATATGGTGGCTGAGACACGTGCTGAGCGAGAGAAGATTCCTGCTCAACGTAAAGAAGCTGCTAACTTAAGACTACTTGAAGCTGGTCTTGCCATCATGGGTGGTAGCTCACCCTATGCGTTTGTCAATATTGGTAAAGGTGCGTCTGAAGCAGCTAAGGGCTTTAACGAGGACATGAAAGAGTTCAGGAAACTTGATCGTGAGTATCGTAAAGAACTTCAGCAGTTGCAAAGCATGCAGAACCAAGAAACGCTCATGCTCACCACAGAGGGTAAGAAGCGGTACGAACGTATACAAGATAAGGTTAGAGAGACCGAAGATAAACGTACAAACGCCGCGTTCCAGATCGGACAGAATGCCGTTAACTTAGCTGCAAAACGAGAAGAAACCGCTCTAACACTTAATAACGCTACCAGCCGCACAATATATCAAACAGAGGCTGATCTCCGTAAAGCACAAGCTCAGATGGAAAGTCAAGCAAATATTGCGTTGGCTCAGATTGGGGCGCAAAGAGATATTGCTGGGAAACCTGCTGCTGAGGTTCAGGCCGTTAGAGAATATGCTGCGTCTAAAGGTATTTCTTACGATCAGGCTTTCAGAGAGATGGCGCAAGCTCGGTACGCACCCAGAGCAGAAGCAGATTTACTAGAACAGTATACAAAAAATTATTTTGTTTTACGTAAAGACTACCCAACGTTTGAAGACTATAAGCGGGCTATGACGCAGGCTGGGGGTGGCCGCGCAGGCTTCTCTGCTACTGAACTTCCAAGGTGATCGTATGCCTATATTTGAGGTTAATGGGCCAGACGGACGTAAGTTTCGAGTAAACACTCCCGAAGGATCATCTTCTGATGATGCTATTGATTACGTCATGGAGACTTACTACGCTCCACAAAAGGCTAAAAAACCTCCTGCCGAACCTACGATTGGTGGGCAGATCAAGGAAGCTGTTAAGGGCGTAGTACCTGGGGCAATTGGACTTGTTGAGCAAGCTGCCGTTGGTGCGTCTGCACTCCTGCCTGACCAATATGAAGCTGGTGCTCAGGAGGCTATTCGTGGTGTAGCTGCTGCCGCTAAGAAACCTTTCGCTCCTGAAGCAGGATACGAAGAAACTGTTGGGCGTAAATTTGGTGAGGCTGTTGGCTCATTTGTGCCGTTCTTACCGCTAGGTGCTGCAGGTGCTTTAGGTCGTATCGGCGCAGGTGCGCTTGCATCAGGTGCTGGAGCCGGAGAAGCTTTAACGCGTGCCCAACAAGAAGGTGCTACTGAAGGGCAGAAGTCTCTAGCTACAGGTCTTGGTTCAGTTGTAGGTTTATCTGAACTATTTGCACCGTTCCGTATTTTATCGCGGGTGCCGGAAAGTGAGATTGCCGGTATCGTGCCAAGACTCAAACGCATCTTAATGGCTGGTGGTGAGGAAGCTGCCCAAGAAGCTGCTGCTGGTTTTGCTCAAAACTTAATTGCACGTGGCATCTACAAGCCTGAGCAAGAACTCATTGAAGGATTAGGTGAACAGGCAGCATATGGTGGTGCAGTTGGGGGTTTGGCACAGGGGCTTTTAGATTTGGCACTTGGCCGACGCGCTCGTGGTGCTGCAACGCAACCCACGCCACCTGAGACACCACCTGAGACACCACCCGCTACTACACCTACTGCGACTGCGCCTACCGAAACTACTGAGCGCCCACCGATTAACGAAGAACCGTTGAAACCTGGACGGCAGATCGGTTTATTCCCAGAGAAGTTACCACCACAAGCTATACCTCCTGAATCTGTACTCGCGCAACGTGAAGCTGGGTTTCTTGAAGAAGGTAAGCGTGAAGATAAGTTACGCCAACTTGTTGAGCTACGTGATATGTATGACCGTACTCGCCAAGAAGGTGAGCGGCTTGAGGCTCTATATAACGCAGAGCAAGATCCTGCCAAGAAACAAGCTTTATTCGATCAGGCAACTGAGCTTAAGCCACAACTAGATTCGCTAGCTCAGCAGGTTAATCAGGCCAAACGTGGGCTTACGCCTGAAGAGGCAGCACGTCCTACAACACCTGAAGGACAGATGACGTTTGATTTCGGTGAGCCTCGTCTGATTACAGAAGAAGACTTTCGTACTATGGGGATTGGCGCAACTAATAAGAAGTTGCGAGAAGAAATACTTGGTAAAGACTTGCGGAATGCAGATGAGGTATCACTTGTAAAGCGTAGCCTAGAAACATTTGCTGCTAACCCCAACCGTAGTCCTGCGATTGTGCAGAAGGTAGAAGCCTTTCTAAACGATCCGCTTTTTAAACAAACTCCAACGGAGAAACCAAGTGTCCAAGAACCTGAGCAACCTGTCGCCGGAGCAGCTCAGCCAAGCGTTCCTATATCTGACGAACGAACTGAAGGCACTCCCCCCGGAACTGAAGCACCTGTCCCAACTGGAATGGTCGAACCTCCATTACGCACTGAGCCACGTGATGTGGCAGAAGGAGAACAGCCCTCTGCATTAGGGCAAAGTCGGGAATATATAGAGGAACGTAAGCGAGCTGCAGAGGAAAGAAAACAGAAGATTGCGTTTGGTAAAGATATTGGTGCCGTTAGAGAAGAAGATCTTATGGCCCGTGCGAACCCGCAAGCTCAGAAAGCCGTTAAGGAAGGAAATTTTTCGGGTGTCTTAGATGCACTTAGTAAAAGCAAGAACCCCGTCATACAAGAAGTTGCTAAACGTGCTAGAAATTTAAAGACAAAGATCGAGGTTGACGATAATGCGTTTGAAGAGGCTGAGGTTCCAAATTCGGAGTCTAGGCAGCGGTCTATAGATTCGGCCAAGGTCCATCTAGGTGCTCTGGACTACCTTCGTAGTGTCGCACCCCAAGTGGAACAACTACCTCCTGGTGCTGCACTGCCTTTTGAAATATCTAGTAAATCGATACCTGCTTTTGATAAAGGGCAGGAGGCTGGGGGTATTTCGCTACAAGAATTTGCAAACATGGACCACAGCTTTTTTGTGCCACTAGGTCTTGGCGCAGGATCTAAGCTACGTACCAAAGAAGATTTCCAAAGGTTAAAAAACGCGTTTGATGCAAAGACCGCAGAACTTGGAGAAGATCGTTTACGGATGACTTCTACGGCTTCATCAAAAAGGCTTGCAGTAAGTGGTCTTTATGATGCTGATACTGACACTATTCGTGTAGGTGAATATTTTTCTAAAAACGAAGGTGTGTTAGCACACGAGATCGTGCATGCCCAAGTTGCCAACATAGTTGCAAATCCAAACGGCACACAAAAGCCAATCGTAAGGAAGCTAGAGAAACTATATGAGCACGTCAAGACTCACTACGACAACGTAAAGAAAGGCTTGACTAATTATGACTTGCAGTACTACCGTGAGCCATATGGCGTAGCCAGCATTCAAGAATTTATTGCAGAGGGCATTAGCAATCCAAAATTCCAATACGAGCTATCTCGCATCAAATACGAGAACACTTCGGCATGGAATAGATTTACTCAGTACATAGCAAAACTGCTTGGGCTAAAGAACGACAACGCACTCACTGAACTGCTAACAACTTACGCTGAGCTTACTAAGCCTGACATCGGGCCAAGGAACACTTTTGAAGGTAAGTTGTTCCTCAAGCAACAGCAACCCCCTGTGCTAACCCCACAAGGACAAATGGCACAAGCAGCGGTAGCTGCTATGGCGGGTATAACAAACGCCAAGCCCAAGGGTCCGCAGATGTCTACGCTTCAGAAAGTTGGAGCGTTCTTCCAAGACCCATCGTATCGCCAAGATCAGATCGATAAGTTCCGTGTGCAGGTGGCGTATAAGGGTGCGGCTGTTGAATCCAAACTTGCCATGCTCAACCAGTACAACGGCAAGCTGCGCGATGCGTTGGGCAACATTCGTCCTGACGTGTTTATGACCGCTGCTGAGCATGCGGATACGATGGCCGTTGCCGTGATGAAGGATGGTGTGCTGAAGCTTGATCCCAAAGTGGGTTGGGTTGCAGAGAAAGGCTCCGCTTCCTTGCAAGGTGTTATCGATAAGATCAAGGATCTTGGCACCAAGCTAGGCGATCAACAGCTTGCGTTTAAGTTGGCTAACGATGCGTTCATTGCACGTCGTGCTAACTACTTCAAACAAAACCCACAGCTTGGCATATCAAGCTTGCCCGACGCTGCAAAGATTCAGGCAGGGATGCAAGCGTTCAAAGACTTCCCAGAACTCGAAACAGCTTTCAAAGAGTTCACTCAGTTCAAGAACAACTTAATCGATGCCGGTGTGCAGGCTGGCCGCTTCAGCCCACAACAAGCTAAGGAATGGAAAGACGCTGCGGACTACGTGCCGTGGAACCGTATCAAAGACTACGAAGATAAGATCGCTACAAGTCCGCAAGCCTACTTCCGTGGGTTGACCAACCTCAAGCAAATGAAAGAGATCAGGGGTGGTACGGAAGAGATCAATGATATTTTCGATAACATGGTCGGCTTGTCGTTCTGGCTTGTGAACAGTGCGATTCGTAACCATGCCGCCGTACAACTTACTGATGCGTTTGTAAGTAACGGTCTTGGTGCCAAGCAGGTACGGCAAGCACAGCCTGGAGTTGACCCCAATAAAACAATCTACATCTACCGTGATGGCAATCCAGAAGTCTATGAGTACGATTCGATTGCTGACGTGTACGCATTCAAGGGTGTAGAAAGTCTCGGTGGGCCTATCCTTAAGAGCTTCACAGCATTCGCAAACATCTTACGTCGTACAACCACTGCTACACCACAGTTTGCATTAAGTCAGTTGTTCCAAGATGCGTACCGTTCCACGGTTATGTCTGGCGTAAAAAGTCCGTTTACCGTCGCCTCTAAAGTTATTACAGGTGCCATCGACGCATACCGAGGCGATGCGACTACTCAGCAGCTTGAGAAGATGGGTATCGTAGGTGCCTATGATCTGATGCCTGGACGTGCGAAAGAGGAAGTTGAGAAAGAGTTTGGGATTCGGCAGCGGTCTATGCTTGAGAAGGGTCTGTCGTTTATGGAGTCATTCTCCATTGCCTCAGACGCTGCACTGCGTAAGGCTGTCTTTGAACAGACTTTGGAAGAAACGAAATCCCCGCAGTTCCCCGATGGTGACGTGCTACTTGCACGGTATCGCGCTCAGGAAGTTATCAACTTTAAACGGCAAGGTGCAAACCGGACGGTGGGTTTAATGCGCCAGATCATTCCGTTTATGAATGCTTACATCCAAGGTATGGATGTGTTCTATCGCACCATGACCGGACGGGGGGTAGCTGCGACTGAGCGTAGTGAAGCCTTTAAGTTGTTCCTCAGCACAGGTGTGAAGCTTGCTGCGTTGTCATTGATCTACTCGATGTTTGTCGGTGATGATGACGAGTACGAAGGCTTGCGTGATTACGAGAAGGACAAAAACTTTATCATCCCAGGCACAGGAATAAAGATACCAGTTGCTCCTGAAGTAGGGTTCTTCTTCAAAGTTCTTCCTGAGCGGCTCTACAACTACGTCACAAGCCAAGGCACTGAGCGTCCACAGGATGCGGCTGCACTGCGTAAAGCAATTGGCACTGCTGCGTTCGATGCGTTTAGTGGACCGAACCTTACACCACAAGCTGTCAAGCCCGCACTTGAGTTGCTGGTCAACTACTCCTTCTTTACTGGCACACCGATTGTTGGACGGGGGCTGGAGAAGCTTGAGCCTGCACAACAGTTTACCGATTCCACTTCTGAACTAGCTAAGATGTTAGGCGGTTTGATCGGTGTGTCACCCATGAAGATTGAGTACTTTGTACGTGGCACCACGGGTATTGCTGGCGGTACGCTGCTTGATATATCTAATATGGCCTTCGTGGATCGTCCTGATAAACGTATGTATGAACTACCTGCGTTTAAGACGTTTATGTATGACAAGATCCCAGGCGGGTACAAAGAGCAGTATTACGATCTGCGCGAGAAGGTTGAGCAGGTTGTGTACACCATGAACGGATTGAAAGCTCAGGGCCGTGCAGAAGAACTTGAAGCCTACCTGACAGATGATCGGCTTAACTTGTTAGCCCTTCGGCAGTCGATGAACCGTATCGATCAGCAGCTAGAAAAACTGCGGGCTTTCCGTAAGGTAATTTCTAATGATCCAGGGTTGTCTGGTGCAGAGAAGAAAGATCAGTTGGATGAGATTGAGCGTACGGAGAATGAGTTACTCCGTGCCTACAACATTCCAGCGTTACGCAAAGAAGTAGCAGGTCTTTAAAAAAATCCCGGCGGGGGGCCGGGACTGAATCCTAGCACA